TGCTGCTGCGAAAACCGATTAGCAATCTGTCAACAGACCAACACATTGCAGAATGTTTCTCCAAAATATAGAATAACGGTTTGATAATAAAATAGTTAACTTGGAATGAATTAATGTTAAGGATAAGTTTTTGAACATTTACTCATCAAACATATTACCTTTTCCAAGTATGATCCACTCAACAGATATATTATAATCTTCATGTAAGTAAACAATCCATTCGGGTTTTAATACGCTTCTATTTGGATAGAATTTAACTTGGTTTACGTTCCAACGATTCAGATTGTGCTTTCTTGTGAAAGTCTGTAATCCTCTAATCTTTTTTTGCTCCTTTAATATTGCTATTGCTTTAAAGAAACGTTGACTTATAGCTATCCCCTCTTCTGATATTTTCATTCCTTATTTATATTTTGGTTCTTTATGTCGTTTGTTGAAATATCCGACCCACTTACATGAGCACATCTTACATCCTCCCCCTGCTGGACAAGAAATTTTCTATTTTGCTCTTGCATAGATTCAATTGTTTTTTGTTGAGACAACACCGTTTCTGTCAATCTTGATATTTGCTCAAACACCTCTCGACTCATAGAAATAGATTCATTTTTACCCTCTAGCCTTTGTGTTACAAGTTCTTCCAATATCTGCTCTTTTAATTGGTCTCTGTTACTTTCAGGAATACTTTTCCCTATAATACCGGCCACAGCATCGTATTTTTTTAACATAGGTACATCGGCACCAGATAGCCATCCTGTTGTCAAGTGATACTTATCCTCTATTATTTTCTTGTATACATCTTTGAAAGCTGTGATACCATTTTCTATTCTTGAATAAGTATTCTGGCCAACATTCAGTAAATCAGCCATTTACTGTTGCGTCATATTCATGTAAATCCTGAACTGCTTCAGCCTGCTTTCTTGCTCTTTATCCATACGAATAAAATTATTATCCATTTTAAGGATATTTAAGCGTATAAACATCCTCTTTATCCACAAAATGGATATATTTGCATTACTATTAATTATATAACACTGCAAAGATAATGAAAGATGAATTAAAAACAAGAGTTTTTCCTAATGAAGGTCATAAAATGACCTTAAAAGGTTATTATCAAAATCTACCGGAATCTACTCATCCCAAAACAGAATTTATCAACGAGATAATGAAACGGACTGGAGTATCTTTCACTGCTGTTAGAAACTGGGTTATTTATGGTATGAAACCTAATAAGCCCTCTCATGTTTCAATACTTTCCGAAATAACAGGGATACCTCCCGAAGAATTATGGTCTAAACAAAATGATTAAGCAATGAAAGATTTAGAGTTCTACATATTTGAAGATGAACTTTGGTGTTTGTTCCCTGACGGAAGCAATAAACCTGTAACAGATAAAGATATAGGATTAATAAAAAGTATATTAGATCGTATACGTGAATGTTACTCGGATGCTTATAATTCATTGTTGGAATGTTATAAAAAGAGTTCTCAAAACATTCCATACTTCCAGTACCTTATAGTTAGACGTTTTTGCAAATGTAATTTTGGAGAATTGGATAACACAAGTCGTGATATTGATAAAAAGGGAGGATTCAACTTCGAACGCGTAAAATGTCCTATGCGTGGAGAATGTAAGTACGAAGGTATTATATGCTGTCCACAATTTTACAGCCGTATATCAGATGCAGAAATGAGAGTGATGCAAATGGTATACCAAGGAGCTAATAACGAAGAGATAGCAGACAAACTTTACCTTTCTCCTCATACTGTAAAGAATCATATCAAGTCTGTATATATCAAACTTGGTATTCATGAGAAATCAGAATTTATTCAATACGCACACAAGAACAACCTTTTTAAAGATTAGACAATATGATTAATGAGGACGTTTTGAAAATTGTACTAAATGACAAAACCTTCGGACAGCGAGAAGCGGCTGATATAGTTGGGGGGAGAGGTCGGTTATTCAGATTAGTGGGGTCTGGTGATATTCGTGCAGAAAAAATACCTCCTAATCGACAAAATGGTAGATGGTATTGCAATGCCTATGATGTTATAAAAAATGCAACTTTAAAATAGCTGATAATCAAATAGTTATATCAAGTTAAAGACAAATATTTTATAAGTAAATTATTTGCTTTAAAGTAAAAAATAAAGTAGTTTTACAACGTAATTAAAAGATAATCAATTAGTTATGAAAAAAGATGCAGTTTTAACACTTTGGACTCTGTCATTTATAGCGATGGTGATACTGGCGGAAAATCCATATAATATTTCCTTTTGGATTTCATTGGGAATTTTCGGATATCTCTCGGTGTATATCGAAAAACACAATAAAAGATTCGAGCATGAAGACGAGTAAATCTCCGTATATAATTCAAGAAATTATTCTGATAACATATAGCGGAAGAAAACTTCCTCTTACAATTGTAGATAAGAGGATTATAGACATTCCGATCAGATTGACGAAAGACAAAATACTCAATGCTTTCTCTTCTATGAAAGATAAACCGATAGATGTGAAACTAAAAGTAAAGTACATATAAAGTGTACATAAGAGCAATGAAAACAAAAGAAGAATTACTATCAATGAGTCATGAAGACTTAGCTTCACTTACATATAAAATTATGTATGAACAATGTCTTCTTGAAAATAAGGAAAAAGAAAACAGAAGATTAAGAGAAATACTTGATGCTATCGGTATCACGTATGAAACTTTCAAATCAGAATTCCATGAATGATGAATTACAGCAATTAGAATCTGAGTTAAAAAAGGTGGAATATAGTAACCTTGAACATCTTCCTGAATATGGATATTCACCGAAAGAAGAAATAATCCAGCTTATAAAGGAAGACATATCCGATGTCAAAAAAGAAATCAACAATAGGTTAAAATTGTATGCTTCAGGCATTTCATCAGGATATACAGAAAAAAGCTTAGAAGAAGAGAGAACTAACCTTTGCATAATGCAAGGGTTGGCGAGATATTGTTAAACTTTAAAATATTTGAGCAATGGAGGAAAACAAATTAACAAAACAGGAAAATGATGCATTGGCAATATTTGGTAAAGGCAAAACTATTTATCAAGTTGCAGGTAACGACGTGGCATTATCTTTTGATATTGTACGTAACTATCTAACTAAAGGTAACGGACAGGTATCCGATCAAGATATTGTTCAGTTTATTAGTATTTGTAAATTTAACCAACTTAATCCATTCCTGAACGAAGCATTTCTTGTTAAGTTCGGACAACAGCCGGCACAGATGATTGTTAGCAAGGAAGCATTTTTTAAACGTGCTGACGCTAGTGAAAAATATGAAGGTTTCAAGGCGGGTATCATTATTATTAGAGACAACGAAATTGTAGAGGTGGAAGGCTGTTTTTATAATGAAAAGACTGATATACTTGTAGGTGGGTGGTGCGAAGTTTACCGGTCTGACCGCAAATTTCCGATTATAGCGAAAGTCAATCTTGCCGAATACGACAAAAAGCAATCTATATGGAATGAAAAAAAATCCACCATGATTTCCAAGATTGCTAAAGTCCAAGCATTACGTGAAGCTTTTCCAGCCCAACTTGGTGCAATGTACACGCAAGAAGAACAAGAAGTTAAGTTTGCTGAATATGAAGATGTCACAGACAAAGAATCTAAAGCCAACAAACTTGCGGAAATTGCTCTTAAGAATGCAGGAGTAGAAGAACAACCAAAAACGGAGCAACCTGTAAATCAGCCTCAAAATAACACGAATGACAAACCGGCTCAAAAAACATTATTATAATGGAAGCACAACATACAATTGAATGGTACAGAAAAAGATTAGGATGTATCACAGGAAGTGAATGCGGAGTATTAATGAAGAGTGGTCGTAATGGCTGCTTTTCAGATGTCGCCAAAACTTATATTTATCAAATTGCAGGTGAAAGATTTATGGATCCCGATATTATAAATGATGATTATACATTCGAGATATACTTGCAACAAGTAAATGTAAACTCCAAAGCAATGCAGTGGGGTAATGAGCAAGAGGAATATGCTCGTAATCTTTATGCTAAAAAAACTGGCTTGCATATTATAGAAGTTGGTTCATGTAAACATCCTACTATTCCTAATTTCGCAAGTAGTCCTGATGGTTTCTTTTATGATGAAGATAGCCAAATCAAATTATGTTTGGAAATCAAATGTCTTGATCAAGGCAAATTTATGAGATACAAATCTGATGTTCATGACAATGACTCATTGTTAGAAATGAATCCTAAATACTTCTACCAATGTTGTGCTCACATGATGTGCACCGGAGCTCAAGGTACTGATTTTGTAGTTTATAATCCTTTTCAAATAGATCCTATTCATATTGTACACATACTACCTGATGAAAGGGTCTTTGCAGAAATGGAGAATCGTATTAGAATGGCGGACGACATTATTAACCAAATAGCTGATATAGAATAATGAATGACCTGTTAATAAAAGAGACTCAACTCCAGCGAATTATACGAAAGACAGGTAGAAAGCCATGTGAATGTAAATGTTCATTATGTAAAATGCAATGCCATACTCCATGTTTAGGAACTCCGCAGGATATTGAAAAATTAATAGATGCAGGTTATTCAGACCGGTTACTCCCCACTCTTTGGGGAGCCGGAATGATAATGGGAGTTATTAATTTCCCAGTTCCTATGATCCAAATTGCATCGGGCGATGATTATTGTTCGTTCTTTCACAATGGCTTATGCGAACTTCACGACAGAGGATTGAAGCCTACCGAAGGGCGTTTGTCGCATCATTCTACACGCATTGACAATTTCAAGGCATCTAAAAGTATAGCTTGGAATGTCGCTAAAGAATGGATTTCCGAAGAAAATGCAGATACCATAGAACGCATAGCTGACAAATTTAGTAGAAACTTAAAAATGTAGAGCAATGAATACACAATTATCAATTCAAGAAAGAGACCTAGAACTGGTTGTAAGTGAAAAGACGTTAGGTAGTCTTACTACCAACGCAAAGCAAATCCGAGATATTGTAATGGCGAATTTGCCAAAGTATGATATATCCAATTATACGGATGACAATATCGATCAGGCAAAGAGAGATAAAGCCTCTCTCAACAAAGCTGCTAAAGCTCTTAACTCCAAACGTCTTGAAATAGAGAAGGAGTTTATGAAACCTTTTGGAGAATTCAAGGAGGTAGTAAATGAAACGGTAAAGCTCATCGGTGAATGCTCCGCCAAGATTGATACTGTAGTCAAACAGAACGAACAGCAATACAAGGAAAAGAAGAAAGCGAACATCAAAATCTATTTTGATGGCATGAACACTAATCTCGTGGACTTTAACAAGGTGTTCAAACTGGAATGGCTAAACAAGACTACAAGCATGAAGTCTGTTTGTTCGGATATTGATGCTATATTTGCTAAGGTTGAAAACGAGCTATCTACGCTGAAAGGTTTTGGTGAAGACTATGATGTTCTCCGCACTTATTATATGGACACGCTTAATATCACTTCTACTATTCAATACGCAAACCGCCTGAAAGAACAACGCGAACGAGCTAAGGTAGCAGAAGAAGCTAAGATTAAAGCGGAACAAGAAAAGCAACAAGCGGAAGAAGCTCGTAAAGCTGTTGAAGCAGAACAAGCCAAAACACGTCCGGCCAATCCGTTTGCGATGGCGAATCAAAAAACTGACGAACAAGTACCTTTTAGTCAATCCTGTACACAACAACCTGAATTATTAACGAGAGCGTTCAAAGTTACTACTACCCGTGAAAACATCATTGCTCTTGGTGATTTCATGAATGACAATAATATTGATTTCGATAAGATTGAACTTGCTGATATCTTATGTAACACAGATTTGAATACCATTATCAGAATGCTTGAATATGGCGCAAATCTGATAGATAAGACTGCTACCAAACCTTGTGAAGCAGATAAAGCAAGGCAATTCAGGAATATGGGTAAGAAGATTCAAAAGAAAATAGAACAATGAAAATACATAAAACCATCAAAGTTCCCACCGGTGAGATTTACACGGCAAAAGGCGATAACGGGATGCTGGAATTTCTAACAGTTGGTGATTATGGGAAAAATGCTAATATAAAGGCTGATTTCTTAGGAATAACACGAGAACTAAACGGAGTTCCTAATGGCAAAATTATGCCGTTAACAGAGAAATGGGTTATAACCATATCAACTCAATATGGATGTTCTATGAATTGCAAGTTTTGCGATGTTCCTAAAGTTGGGTATGGAAGAAATGCAACATTGCAAGACCTAAAGAATGAAGTAGAACTTGCTATAAAACAGCATCCAGAGATAACTTATACCAAACGCTTAAATATCCACTACGCACGCATGGGTGAGCCTACTTTTAACCAAGAAGTGCTTAATCATGCAGTTAAACTAAGGGATGATATTAAGCCATATTTAGGCACGTCTCTTATACACCCAGTAGTAAGTACTATGATGCCAAAAAATAACAAGCACTTGGTACACTTCTTGCTAATGTGGACTGCCATTAAGAATCATGTATTTAATGGTGATGCAGGTCTTCAATTCTCTATTAATAGTACAGATGACGAACAGCGTGAATATCTATTTTCTGGTAATTCCTTGACATTGGATGAAATATCTGAAATATGCAAATCGTTACCATTGCCTGTCGGTAGAAAATACGCATTGAATTTCGCGTTAGCAGATAACAGTATCATTGACGGGAAGAAACTACGTTCATTGTTTGATCCCAATTCATTTATGTGCAAGATAACTCCCTTGCACCGGACAAGAAGTTGTGAAGAAAATCATATTGAAACAACAGGAGGTTACGATGTTTTCACTCCCTACAAAGACGTCGAATCGGATTTAAAGAACAACGGATTTGATGTGATTGTGTTTGTTCCATCGTACGATGAAGATAATGGGCTTATAACTTGTGGCAACGCTATTCTCTCTGGAAATCTGCCTATTACTGAATACAAAGTTTATGAAAACAATAAATTACAATAATGAAAATTACAATTAACAAACCAACTGAAGTTGAGGCAGTCTACTTGAAAGTATACGCAGGTGTCCGTTATTGGGAGGATGCAAGAGTAAACGGAATAAGAGACGTTGATTTACACGAAAACAAAGGTATAGGCAAGCCTCTTATGCCTTGTGCCGTACAAATAAAAGAAGAGCCTGATTATAATATATATTCAGATCATTACCGTTGGCGACCTATTATAGCGATTGAAACAGGACGAATAGTCAACTGGATGCAAGGAATAACTGCTAATGTCCACTACAAAGTGTGTGATGATTTTATATGTGATATTATTGATGAAGATGACATTGCTATTGCTTCTTATGACGGCTATGTGCCGAAAATCATGTGCCCGGCAGAGGATGGATATGGTGACTATATCATTATGAATATTGATGAAAACGGATTTATTCAAGGATGGAATAAAGAATTAATTGAGAAACTTATAAAAGAAGAGGAGGATTGACAATGAGTGAAATGGAAAGACATATTGGCAAAATTAAGAAAGTCGATTTGAATAATTATACTGTCGAAGGGTGGTGTGAACAGAAATGCAAGACTCTTAAAATAGAGTTAGGGGCATATTATAAGACTTATAAAGAAGCATTGTTAAATGATCCCTATCCAGCTATTGTGATTGAGGTCAACGATGTTCTTTGGGAAGTCATTGAGGACAAGGAAGAAGAGGATACACAGGACATTTCAATCCTTACTCCTAACAATGACGGGACGTACAGCTACATTATGCAATTCTACAATGGTGGGACATGCTTAAATGAAATGCTTGAAGATAGTATCAAAAATTTAAAGGAGGATTAATTATGGCAATGCATACATGGTTTGAGTGCAAAATCCGTTATGAAAAAGTGATGGAAAACGGAATGCAGAAGAAAGTAACTGAACCTTATCTTGTTGACGCGCTTAGCTTTACAGAAGCAGAGGCACGAATCATCGAAGAAATGACTCCTTTCATTTCCGGGGAATTTACAGTATCGGACATCAAACGTGCCAATTACAGTGAACTTTTCCCCAGCGACGAAGAAAGTGCCGACCGTTGGTTCAAATGCAAACTTATTTTCATCACGCTGGACGAAAAAAGCGGTGCAGAGAAAAAGACTTCCACACAGGTATTGGTACAAGCTGCCGACTTGCGTGATGCAGTGAAAAAGCTGGATGAGGGCATGAAAGGAACCATGGCGGATTATCAGATCGGTATGGTAGCTGAAACTCCGATTGTAGACGTATTCCCTTTTGAAGCCAAAGAGGGAAGTAATATAACAGAAGATAAAGAAGTAGTTCGCTTTATTGATAAGTTCCCTGAAGGGCAATGTACCGAAACTACAGTAGGTGGCAAACCGGTTATCGTTGATAAAACTGGAGGTAAAACAAAAGTAATCCCTAACAATAAATCAGATACTAATGAAGGAGACCAACAGTGAAGAATATTTGCCAGATTGGGCGATAATTGAAGATTAGTTTAAAAGGGAGGAACGGTGTGTGTTATTTGTTCCTCTCTATATACTATAAAGAATAAATAAATTATAATTATGGCAGAATTTTATAACATGGGGGAACTTATCCCTATTAGAGAAAATAACGGTCAAAGAGCCGTTAACGCACGTGACTTACATGCATTTTTAGAAAGCAAACAACAATTTGCAGATTGGATTAAAAGTAGAATTAAGCAATATGGCTTTGTTGAGAACCAAGACTACCAAATTCTTGCTTCAGAAAATTATGAAGCAAGTTGGGGAGGAAGCAATAAAGTAGAATACGCTCTTTCCATTGATATGGCAAAAGAGCTATCTATGGTAGAAAGGACACAAAAAGGGAAAGATGCTCGTTCCTATTTTATTTCTTGTGAAAAGATTGCCTCTAATAAGGTGGTAGAAGAACAGAACAAATCCAAACGTGAACCATCACTAACAACTAAAGTCCGTGTTGGTCTTGAATGGGTAAAAGGCGTAAGTGAAGTGCTTAATCTAAATGATTCTTCTAAATTGTCTTTAATTAGTAAAGTAGCTGCACCTCTTGGACTTCCGACACCTGATTATACTCCATCGCATGGGATACTTAAGTCCGCTACTGAATTGCTCAAAGAAACGGGTTTATCTATCAGCGCACAAGCGTTTAATCAAAGAGCGATTCAGAAAGGTATCTTATGTGATATTAAAAGGAAATCATCAAAAGGCAAAGATAAGCATTTCAAATCAATAACCGAATCCGGTCGGTCGTATGGTGAGAACCAAGTCAACCCTAATAATCCAAAAGAAACACAGCCTCTTTGGTATAAAGAGAAATTCAATGAGTTATTGATGTTGCTTGATTTTAAACTTGCTAGGGTATTATGACATACGAAGAAATGAAAGCTAAATATTGTGGAACCAATATTCGCAGAAAGCCCAAAGATGAAGAGCATAAGATACAAGTTTCGATGGTCAATTGGTTCCGACTACAATATCCATCCATGCGCCATAATCTTTTCTCCGTTCCAAATGGTGGAAGAAGAGACGCTGTTACTGGAGCAAAGTTAAAAGCCGAAGGAGTGCTTCCAGGAGTGTCTGACCTAATACTCTTGAAAAGCAACCGGTTTTATGGAGCACTGCTAATCGAAACCAAGACTAAAAAGGGAGTTCAGCGTGAATCTCAAAAAGAATGGGAAGCTAAGATAACTGCTGACGGCTATAAATATGTTGTCTGTCGTTCTCTTGACGATTTCATTAAAGTGGTAACTGATTATTTGAATAACATGTAGTTATGTCTGTTTCACAAACTTTAAAGATTGACACCTATGAAACCAAATGAGTTGCAAGAATGGCATAATCTATCAGAAAAGCTTGTTGCATTTACAAGTAATTGTAGTGAGGATATAAAGCCTTACATCGTTGGACAATTGCAGGCTTTGTTAGAAATATTGTCTGCGCAAATTGATTTTGAAAAATAAACCCTGTGCTGATTGGCTCAACTCCTATTCGGCAAATCGTTCTTTGACATTTTGTTTTCAGCTTTTAATCTGCCTTATTACTGCATTGGAATAAATAAAGCCAGATGTAATGTCTGGCTTTATTTATCAATTAGTCCGAATCTTTTTAATTCGGCTTTATTGATTCGAGAATTACTCTTTATCTTATCACAAACAAGGGTAATATCTTCCTCATCCAATGTGCCTAAACTAGTACTTTTAAGAAGCTTGTTCTTTTTCACTATTTTAATTGAAGAGCAATCTATGTAGCTGTCATATGAAAGGAATTTATAACTTTCCCCTTTTATAAGATGCTGCATTGCTTGTACATTAGGTGGCAGATTCATATTAATAAAGGAGTTAAAAATGACACCACCATAAACGTTTCCATCGTTATCAAAACCAAGTACTACAAAAAATTTATCACGGCTGGTATCTCCAGGTTTTGGTACTACTCCATTGGCCTTGTTCATCGTAACGTAAAATACATCTCCTATCTTAATTTCCGAAGGTTTCATCAAATGCTATTGAATCATTAATATATTTTACAAGTTCATCATTAGCTCCTCCGTCAAGGGCAATATCCCCCGGATCAATAACATGATTCCCCTTTTTGTCTCTCGCTTTTTGCCAACAAGTTGTATGAGAAGTTCTTTCCAACTCCTTAAAACTCATTTTCCCGTATTTGGAGATGCATAAATCTAACGTATCTTTATCATATTGTGAAAGATAATCCATATCCGGTTCACGTTTGGATAATAGATAGTAATCTACGACATAAACATCGTCTTTCATTTTTGAAAGAACACTTTTTTGCCCCTGTATTGTACTATACAAGATTGTTGGTACTGGTCCATGGGGAAGAGCACAAAATTTATCCGCTATCATCAGTTGTCCCCAGTCAACCAAACTTCGTTGATTGGCAAAATATAATATCTTGAACAGATGATAATAGTCCATACCCCCAGTTTTATTAAGGATATAAAGCACTATTTCTATAATTCTTTGTTGTTCAAATTTTGTCATTTTGTTTAGGGTTCTTAGTTACTTATTTATGTGAATGCGTATTCAAATATATGCATTCTAATGCAAAGTTAACAATTTCATTTGAGAATCAAATCACAAAATAGTTAAAAGAATACGTTGATTGTTGATCGTATAATCACTTTTAAAAATTATTATTATATTTGCAATGCGTTGGGTTATACTTATTAAAATTAGAATTAATCAGAGGATTAAGATATAGAAAGCTGTGTAGGTCATAACCCCCTGCATGGCTTTCGCCTTTTTATCTCCGCATGAAGAAGTGCGGTACGTCCTCGAACGAAAAGACTTTATTATGAAAACGAACCAAATTATGATTCGCCCAATGGGTGATTTTAAAGTAATTCAGAGAACTAAAGATGCGTTTTTCAATGCTACAAATTTATTGAAACAGTGGAATCAATTGAAAGGTATGAAGAAGGAAGTTAATGACTACTTCGGCTTATCTTCCACTAAAGAGTTCATTTACACTATAATGGAAAGAGAAAATTATGATAGGGGTAATTACCCCTATCATAAATCAAGGGCAAATAAGGGGGATAATGCGGGTACCTGGATGCATCCACTACTTTTTATTGATTTTGCAATGTGGATAAATCCGTCTTTTAAATATGATGTTCTCAAATTTGTCTATGATGAAATGATAAAATTCCGCAATCTTGCTGGTGATGCATACCCATCCATGTGTAAAGCGGTCAGTTCTATTTTGCCAGATGACCTATTCAAACAAAAAGTCAAGGACTTGGCCAAGTCTCTAAACATCATAGTCTACGGTAAGCATGAATCAGAAATGCGTAATAAAATTGGCGATGAAGCTAAAATTCGTGAATTGTATGAGTTGGAATTACAGATAGCCCAATGGATAGATTTAGGTTTTATCAAAGACTATAATAGCCTTAAATCCACATTGACTAAATTGTATTACCGGAAATATCCTAATGTTCTTCCCATCTAAAATATAGGGATATTGGGTAGTTGATATAAATAAAGGGGTGCCAAATGCATCCCTTATATTCATCTATACATTGCGGTGCAGCTTATAAATAAGGCTATAACAGACACGATAAGAGAAAGTATCCCGGCTATTACTCCGACAACAGTCCAGTTGATAGGGTTTCGTAAATTGGGATTCTCACAAAGGTAATGTTTCCCTTCATCGGTGGTTCTGGCATCTTCTACTGCTCCACCTTCCAGATAGGCGGCTTTTATTAGTCCTTTCCTTTCAAGTGATCGGACGGACAAGTTGTAGACGTGCAAAGGGAAACCGCAAGGACATTTACCGTTGAACTTATCAACGATCCTAAGTGTTTCTTTTTCCTCCTTTGTGAGTTTTATTCGTTTCATGGTTTTATTGTTTGTTTTTCATTTTCCATATAGCAATATAAGCAGATGTATATATAGCTAAAATAATGGCACACAATCCAGCAGAAGTTGCAGCTCCATAATGACCTTTTCCTACCATATTACCAGCGAATATTACAAGAAAAAGTTCTAATATCATTGCGATTATAAAATACCCTTTCATTGGTTGCTTTTGGTTTTAAGTTCGACATTCACACTAACCGGGAACTCGTTTCCGCAATGTGGGCATTTGATAGAATGGGCGTTTGAGGGGAGTTGCACTTCTTCCGGAGACGCGAATAGTTGCCATATAGGTACTTCTAATGCGGTTGCTATTTTGGAAAGGGTCTCAATGGTAGGATTTCCGTTCACATTCCTTGTTAATGTATCACGAGTAACTCCCAACTTTTCAGAAAGTTGCTGCATTGTAAGTCCCTTTGATTTTGTAATTTCTTTTACTCTTAGCTCCATAATATTAAGTTTTATGTATGCAAATGTAGTATTTTAATGATAGTACGACATTGTAATATCGTTAATTAAAGCTAAATAGGCAATTAAATGCTGTATTTGTTTGGTAAATACGGCATTATAATGTAATTTTACATCATCAAAAATAACTCATAAATAAAAAGAATATGAAACTCTACAATTTATCAGAGATAATGAAAAACGCTCACAGAAACTACAAGTATTCAGGTAAGAAGCAAGGTAAGACCTTCGGTGAATGTTTAAAGTCAGCATGGAGACTTGCAAAACTCCAAGCTAACTTCACAGTAGAAGCGGTAAAGGAAAGAACTGATAAATTCTTGGCAGAAAGAGAAGAAGCGATGAGCAAAGCTGCTAAGGCTACAATGCACGAAGGCTACAATAACAAGAACATTCCAGCATCGGCTTATTACAATGTGAATAGTACTGGTAGATTCGGTTCACGCTACGTAGGTGATTAAGATATAACTAACACTTTAAAATATAAAACAATGAAATACGAAGTTTCTAAGAAAGGTTCAAGCGTAACATTCAAGTTCGAAACATACGAACAGGCAGCTGATTTCTGCTATATGTATGTAATGTCAATGCACGTTAAAGGTGATAGATTCCCTGAACTTTCAATTAAAGAGATAACCGAGTAATCAGAACATTAAAATTTAGAGCAATGGACAATATTTTGAACTCAACAGTTGAAATGAGCCAAGCAGAACTTATTCTTCAGTTGGCCAAGACGAATGTGGAACAAGAGAAAAGGCTTAAAACTACAGAGCTAAGATTAAGCGCACTCGAAGAGGAAATAAAAAAGTTGTCTTCAAAGTGCATTGGTAACTATGGGTGCTCCACCATGTCATCATATATCCAGAGGTACAAATTACCGATTTATGTGAGTGACATTTCGAAGCTTAGTAATGATGCTGCACGATTATGCAGAAAAAGGGGGTATCCGGTCAATAAGGTAAATATTGAACGTTTCGGTGCAATCAATGTTTATCCGGACTTCATTCTTCATGAACTACTGGATGACTATATAAGGACCACACAGCGTCTTAATGGAAGTATAATAAGATAATAATACAAACTATAAAGCAATGATTAAGGTAGAAATAAGCCAATACTTAGCAATGTTAAAGTCATTCACTGAATGCGCTCAATACAGAGCGGAGTGTTACCGGTTAAAAGCTGAAAACGAAAAGCTAAGATCTGAACTGTCGGATAGTTTAAAAGATTCTCGGTCTCCCCGTAACAAAATCGAATACTTCGATTACGGTAGCCGGATAGGAACTAACTAAGATGAAAGTTATGTTGGGGCTTCGGTCTGACACTTTAAGTTGATGCCAATCGACACAGTGACAATCTGAAAAATGGTTGTCACTGTTTTACCGATTTTAGTGGTTCTAAGTGAATCATGTAATTTGAAATAATAACTATTATCCTTAATTATCAATATGATATGAAGGTAAAATAGTACATAAAACAATTTTATTAACAACATAAATAATTAGTATTATGAAACAAGAATCAAGCGCAATCAATCCGTATAACGGAATGTTTGGACAGCAAGGATGGATTTGTCCGAAGTGTGGAAGGGTATATTCACCTTTTACCCAAATGTGTTTGTATTGCAAACCCAATAATACAAATACAATTTCTAATACAACCGTCAGTGAAGAAAAATTAAGAGAAAACCGTAAAACAGAGTAATATGAAACAGACATTAGAAGAAGCCGAGAAAGAATATTGCGAAAAGAATTATCCGTATTCAGATTTGAATATAAGGTTGCTGGTGGAAAATGCGTTTGAAGCTGGTGCTGAATGGCAATCAAATCAATCACCTTGGATAAGTGTGAAAGAGAAGGCTGGTTGCGATTCATCGAATGATTGTATTGTAATGGATAGTGATGGTGAGGTATTTAGAGCATGTTTCATCAGAAACAAGTGGCTGAAATATAATCGCGGGTATTATGTGATAGACAATGTGACTCACTGGATGCCTATCCCTTCATTCGATGAAATACTGGAAGCTAATAGGGATGTATTAGAACGGATTAAAGAGAAAGGAGATTAAATATGAAAGCAAGAGTAAAATCAACAGGGGTTCTAATAGATGTAATTCCGAAAATAAATACCAATGCGTTACATAGTGGAGATAACCTATATGTATGTGATAATATGGTATTCAGAGAGTGTGAACTTGACTTTTTAAATATTGGAAATTCAGCTATTGATTGGGAACAGAGGCGCTACGAATTGGCGAAAGCTGCTATGCAAGGGATTTTAAGTGACAATACAGAAGTTGGTTACGCTTGTTCGGAAGCAGATTACAAGAAAGGAGAGAAACATACAATACCTATAAGCATTGCTCGGTTTGCAATTGCTTGTGCTGATGCTTTAATTAATGAATTAATGAATAAAAATGATAGAAGTATTAAGGAATAAAACTCCTGTCGCTCGTAAAGAGCATAGATGTGAATTTTGTGGTGAGGTGATACACGTTGGAGAAAAGTATAACAGGCAGTCCAATGTTTATGATGGTCGTATTTATGATTGGGTAAGTCATTGTGTATGCTCCAAGTTAGCCTATGAACTTGACATGTTTGATGATTGTGATGAAGGTCTTGACGGTGATGGGTTTGTTGACAGATTGAATCAGTATGTTTATGACAATCATTATGATGATAAAATAGATGATATTGCGAAAGATTGGCAATTACCACGCTACGAACTTGTAAAGAAAGTATTAGATGAATTAAAAAAGGAGGAATAACCATGACCGAAGAACTTGTAACGCTTGAAATAGCAAAGCTTCTAAAAGAAAAAGGTTTTAATGAATACTGCGAGAATGTTATTGATGATAACGGTGTATTGCGCAAAACTTTATACCGAACAAATAACTATTTGCCTAAAGTGTGTTATTCTCGACCTACCCAAACTATTGTGGCTAAATGGTTAAGAGAGACAAAGAATGTTCATATATGTATTTATAATAATGCTTGCGGCTATGGATATGAAATATCTAAAGCAGATAATGGCACACACATATCTAATGACTTAAAAGATGGTCCTAACAATGGAGGAGTTTGGGATACATATGAAGAAGCATTGGAAGCAGGTATTAAAGAGGCACTAAGTCTTTTGTCTTAATTATTATTACGTGCTTTATTTTGATGAAGAGCTTAAAAAGTTATTTGAAAAATATCTAATTTAATTTAAATCATATATGATAAGAAAGGAGGACTAACTATGGGATTTACAACGCCTTGTTTTATTAGAAAAAATACGGAGGAACTTCGTAAGAGGTTACAAGAATTGGGGTATATCAAAAATTCTCCTGTCTGGACGGATAATTGCCATATAATATGGGCTTATCAATATTCCCAAGAAAAGGGTTTTGACATTCCTCACTATGTGATGGCAAATGCTTTTGATATTCCTTTTGATAAACATAGCCTTTTATGCGGGAAATTTATTGATTGTGGAGTCGAAGAGGATTTGTTTCTTGCTATAGCCGCATTGAGGGACGATAGTAACTACATGCAGTGGTTTATAACAGATTCCCCTCTTAGCGTTTCTTATGACGATTCTATTGGTAACGATCATTATTTCACAGAACCCAAAGGCAGTATGTTCTTTTGGGATGAAAATTGGAATCATGCCACTATTATTTCAGGAAGTTATCACAAGGCTACAGTAGAAGAACTTATTAATCATTTCAAATAAAAGGAAGAAAATTTATGCCGATAAGCGAAGTATGCAATATAGACCGAATGGATTTCTTAAAGAAATTCCCAGATAACTTCTTTGACTTGTTCATAGATGATCCACCATACGGAATTGGAGCGGATAATCCTTCGATCAAGCCCAATACTGTAAAACAAAGTAATGGTAATATACTGTATGTTAAACAATCCGTTTATCCGAAATCAGACTGGGATTCACGAGTTCCCCCTCCAGAATATTTCGATGAAGTAAAAAGGGTTAGCCGAAATCAGATAATATGGGGAGTAAACTACTTTAATTACGACTTTACTGGTGGACGCATTGTTTGGGATAAGCTAAATGGTGATACTGACCAATACGATTGTGAAATAGCTTACTGCAGTATGAATGACAGAACCGACCTTATATATTGCATGTGGCGGGGAATGATTCAGGGAACCTATTGTGGAAAGGATTTATCTAAGGCAATTATCCAGCAAGGAAACAAAAAATTGAATGAAAAGCGGATTCATCCCTGCCAAAAGCCTGTGATTCTATATGGGTGGTTACTCAATCAATATGCCAACCCCGGTTATAAGATCGGTGATGCTCACATGGGTAGTCAAAGTAGCCGGATTGCAGCTTACAAGCTAGGATTCGACTATTGGGGATGTGAAAAAGATAAGTTTCATTTCAAAGAAGGTAATTCTCGTTTCCGCTATGAATGCCACGGAGAAATAAAAACAAATAAAGGGATTTTAGTGCAAACAAATCTATTTGACTTATAATATTAATATAACAATGAAGAAAATTGAATTTTACCCAGGAATCAATCTTGATAAAGCATATCAAGAATTGCAGGAGAATGCACCATGTTATGGTGAATTTAACGAGAAAACGTTGTATTCTACCGATTCTCTCAATGACGTGTATGTCAAAGTGACCGGCAAGTCAAAAGTGGAGCATGATGAATATATTCGCAAAATACGCGAAGAGTACGAACGTAAAGAGGCGGAATTTAAGGCTAAGATCCCGAAATTAACCGCAGATTACAGAAAACGTGCAAGGGGAATTATTCCGGAAGAACATTTAAAATACTGGGATAAAATAGTTCCTATCAGACTGAATGACTTATATCATGGTATGGAACTTGACTGCTGGTTGACGTTTATTGAGATTTTGAATGATACATCAAAGGAAGTGTTGGAAAGATTTGAAAGATGTCGGTTTATCTTCTGTGAACAAGGTCACAGTGGCATGAGTTCAGGACTTGTCTTTATGGGGTTGAAGCGTTTTCATCCATTAGGGGAAGCGTTAGTATCATATATTAAAGATTCAATAAAAGCATAGTATTTGTATGGAAATAAACTGTAAATACTGCCCTAAAAACGATGGTGCAGGGACGTGCAAAATAGATGACTGTCCTCTTCTTCCTATTATACAGGAAATAGAAAAAATGCAGTCATTCCTTGAAACAACCGCTAGTGATAACCCAAAAGAACTGATAGAACGTCTTACTGACATAAATGTCTACTTGGCCCGTTCAGGAAAACTCTTAGCTGATGCAAAAGCATATCAGGATCAAGTGACTGCAAATATATATTCGCAGCACATGGAGTTTATATCGCGGGTTCCGGCTACTGTTGCAATAAAGTTTGTTGCAGCCCAAAGTGTGACTGCTAATCAGTTGGTTGTATGGCTAGATCGCATAAATCGAACACTTGTTCATGCTGGAGATAATATACGTACGCAGATATCCTTTGCAAAGCAGGACATGGCATTGCAAAGAAAGGGATATTGAAAAAACGTTAATCACGGAAAAATAACTGATTTAAAGTGATTGTTTTTACGTTACTTTTGTTTAGCTTTACACCGTGAAAATAATGAATCATCTTAGTGGTGTTTGATGACAAAAGGATATTAAATAGGCTTTCTTGGAGTATATACCCTAAACACCACATCAAGGGTATAGAAACTCGAAAGCCTTCGCTTTTTATAGATGAATACAATAGGCATACATGGCAAATCCATTGGTTAATTTCTAAAATACTAGATTTAATTATGTCGAGACCTAATAAGACAGGTTTGAGTTATTTCCCAATGGATGTTGATTTATTCCAAGACATACGAATAAGGAAACTAATCAAGTATCAGAGTGGCAAGGCTATAACAGTATATGCTCTCCTGCTATGTCTTATCTACCAGCGTGGGTACTACATGAGGTGGGATGAAGAGTTGCCCTTCATTATATCGGAACAAACCGGGTTTGAAGAGGCGTATATACTGGAGGTCATCAGAAGCTGCATGACACTAGGGTTATTCTCCAAGAAACTGTATGATGACGAACAAATCATTACGTCAAAAGGGATTCAAGAGCGATACCTGTATATATGTAAACTGCTCAAAAGAAGAGTGAGCATTACTGAATATTTGCTTATTGATGAAGAAAAGGAGCTTGTTACTTCTCAAGAAACCGGGGTTATTTCCGGAAAAACCCCGGTTATTTCCGAAGAAACTGCTTTAAATTCGGTGAAAATGCAACAAAAGAAAAGAAAGGAAAAGGAAATAAAAGAAATCTCTCTATTGAGAGATAAAGAAAAGTTTCCCCCTCCCGAAGTTGTAGACAAAACATTAAGCGAATGCTATGATGAACTATCATGTGACAGAAGTTGGATTGAAATCGTAACGATGAATACACGTAATTCCGGTCATAAGGATTTTACGATAGACATGTTCGGAATGTATTTAAAACGTTTTTTCGAGAAGCTCCAAAACGAGGGAGAGGTAAGAAAGTCTCCCAAGGATGCAAAATCGCATTTCTCCCGTTGGTTGAATATTGAACTGAAAAAGAAAGGCAATTATGAACCAAAACCAATTACCAACAACATCTACGAGCAGAAGCGAATTGATTCTGAGCGGAGAAAATCTAAACTCATGGCTGAGTTCGCAGAAGCGGACGCAAAATTCCTTGCAGAGCAAGAAGCTAAACGAAAAGCAGTTGGCTTTATTGGAGAAATACCCGACACCTTCTCGGATGGCGGTTGATTACAATCCTGATTTGCAAGGTAAACTGGCGAAATCAAGCCTTACACTTGCGGATATTGCAATGAATGAGAACATACCTTCACTTGCCAACATCCGTTCCGTGTACGGTGAAGACAACGCGGTAAGATGGCTGAAGGTACAGTTCGACAGCCTTAACGATTACTCGGAACAAGGAAAGGGGATAACGGATTCACAACTGGATGAACTTTGTAACCTTGTTCTAGGTGAATATTATTGGATGAATCTTGCGGAAATATGCAATTTCATTTCCAGATTCAAATTAGGGAAATATGGACAATTTTACGGGGCTATTGGTCCAATGAAAATATCTTGTTCTCTCTTAGAGTATGTTAAAGAGCGTCGAATCGATATGGAACGTTATGAACGTGAGCAATACCGCATTCAGCAACAAAAAGAGATAGAGGAGCGTGGTAATAATAGCATATCATACGCAGAATATCTTGAGCAAGAAAAGATGCTTGTAGAAAATGGTGATAAGGATGCTATTGAAAGAGCTTCAAGGCGTGTTGTAAGCTCTTGCTTATCAACAAGTTAATTTAATATAAAGCCATGTAAATAAGGGAGGTAACGTTTGTTTACAATTAGCAAAATGAGTAACTTTATACCTGTAAATCAGAAATATATAAAATATAAGAGCAATGAAAACAATTAAAAAATTAACAGAAAAAGAAGTGGTACTTAACAGGCTCACACAATCTATGCTTGTGATCTACCTACTAAATGACAATGCTAATACCCGAACAGATGATACTCCAAGGTTATCCGGTAATCTGTAACGGTATTCATTACGACGGAAGGCATCTGAAACCAATATGCAAACGGTGCCGGTTATATACAAAAGTAAAGCAGCCATTTCATAAGTCATGGCGTATAAATGGAATCGATAAATGTATAATAAATCATGTTAGTAGGAACAACAAATCTTAATACAACGCTCAACTTAACCTATGTGTTGACAGATGTTGTAGAAACCCTTCTCTATGACTTGAGAAGTGAAATGGGTAAACAAGGCTATGAACTGCGTTACGATGCAAAACGTAATTTCAACACTGCAATAGCCGCTATCCGTAAATTGAAACAAGATGTTGATAAGACTCAGTTCTCCACTCAGGAAAATTTCGGCAACGACTCCGATTGTCTTCTTGCGTTTATCAGGTTGTTAATTGACAGATGTGGAGATGATGATAAAAAGATGTTTGAATTTTATAATTACATCAAGCGTTTTCCGTCACAACTTGGTCTCAATCTATCAGACGAAAAAAGTACGTTCGCTCATATTTTCAAAAGTAGTGAGGAGCTGGATTAGTTATGAGAGTGTTGCTAAATATCCTCCTTCTCCTAGGAGTTAACATCTTATTTTATCTGGTAGTCTACGCAATATCAGACTACTTAATGGATACAATTAATTAAACAACGAATGATATGAATAAAACTCACGGTTCTTTATTTAGCGGTTTTGATGCCCCTAGCGTTGCAACGTCATGGATGGGCTGGAAAAATGCCTTTCACTGTGAGATAAACTCTTTTTGCAACGAGATACTAAAATATTGGTTTCCTGATTCAGAGCATTATGAAGATATTACAAAGACAGACTTTAGTCAATGGAAAGGAAGAATCGATGTCCTCACAGGCGGATTTCCTTGTCAGCCTTTCTCCCTTGCAGGTCAGAGAAAGGGAGCGGATGATAACCGTTATCTCTGGCCGGAAATGTTACGAGCAATACGCGAAATCCGACCCACTTGGGTTATTGGTGAAAACGTTGCTGGAATCCTCACAATGGTTCAGCCCGGCGAGGAGACTGAAATGGGAAGCCAAACCGCTCTTTTCGGAGAAGATAACCGAAAAAGAGTATTGTTACGACAAGAGTATGTCGTCGAAACCATCTGTAAAGACCTTGAACGAGAAGGATATTCCGTCCAACCGTTGCTTATTCCGGCTTGTGCCGTCGGAGCGCCCCACAGAAGAGACAGGGTATGGTTTGTTGCACGACTTATTACCGACACCGCGTGTCGTGGAAGTGGTGGAACACCCTATGAAAGCTGCCGCGAGAACGAAAGACAGGACGGGTACGAAACTCAACAACCTATCTTCAGGGGCTACGTTCGGACTGCTTCCGACTCCCAATACCCGAGAAGCGGACAAATACAGCAAAAAGTACAACCCGAACAGTCAGATGGGAACAGCTTTGACCGCAATGGCGGTAAACGGGATGTTGCCAACACCAAGAGCAAACAAAGTGAACGGGATAGACTTGAACAACCCAAAGATTGCGCAACGGAACAAAGGGAATCTGGAAGAAGCAGTAGCGAAAATAATTCAAAATACGCCACTAGAGGGTGGAAAAACTTCCCAACTCAATCCCCTGTTTGTCGAGGAAATGATGGGCTTCCCGTGCATGACAACTGTATTTCCTTATTTGAAGAAAGAAATAAAATGGATAGAGATTATATAATTTACAATAGTTTGAAGAGCAAGAAGCTTTATGTTAATTATGATACTGGAGAGATATATTCTACATCCATACGAGGGTATGAAGGTGAGCATATTAAATTGAAAGGAAGTGTATGTAGTGGATATATTGTACATACAATATCTTTTAATGGGATCAAGAAACAATGCCGTGCGCATCAGATAGTTTGGATTTCAGCAAATGGTTTGTATGATAAAGAAAAATATCAAATAGACCATATAAATAGAAACAGACAAGATAATAGGCTTTCTAATTTGCGCTTAGTTACTTGCAAGGAAAATATTGCGAATCAAGAAAGACATGGCACCAATATTCTATCAATTGAAGACAGGTTAAAGGTATGTGAACTATTTTATATAGGACACATGAAAATGAGAGAGATTGCAGAAGACTTTGGTGTTTCAAAGAGTACTATATTTAATATAATACATAAAATTAATGTGGACAACCTTACCATTCCTTTCACAAAATGGAGACAGGAATCAGTCAAAGGATATGGAAATGCCATAGTTCCGCAGGTGATTCTTGAAATTTTCAAAGCGATAGAAGAATTAGATAACTGATTAAACCTTGCAAGTTCTTGAATGATTATCAATGATTTGCGTAAAACAAGAAAGAGAGGAATCAAATGAAGATAATAGTAAGTTTTTCCGGTGGTAAGGATTCGCAAGCCTGTTTAATCCAGGCTACCAATAAATACGGAGCCGATAAAATAGAAGCTGTTTTCTGTGATACTGGTTGGGAGCATCCCGAAACCTATCAACATATTAGTGACGTGTGCAAACAGCTTGATGTTAAATTAGTAGTTTTGAGAAGTAAGAAATATACTGATTTTGTGGATATGTCTATCAAACGTTCCCGATTCCCGTCTTCCCAAAGAAGGTTTTGCACCTCTGAATTAAAAATAAAGCCGATGATTGATTATATTCTCTCACTTACTGAACCTTGCTTGATAATTCAAGGTATTCGAGCAAAAGAAAGCGAAGAACGCGCCAAACTTCCTTATGAGTGCAACTACTTCGGAGAATATTTCGAACGTGTGAAAAAGAATCGCAAAGGAAAGGTTGTTGAGGTATGGAAGCAGGATTATCGTAGAAAAGATGTACTTAAATGGTGTGAACACTATGATGCAAGCGTTTCCCGTCCGATTTTTCAGTGGTCGGCACAAGAAGTAATAAATCATATTCTATCTGTTGGACAAAAGCCAAATCCTTTGTATTCTCGTGGATTTTCCCGTGTTGGTTGCTATCCTTGTATTATGTGCCGAAAGCAGGAAGTCAAACTAATTTCAAAAGAAGAGTTCGGGCGTAACCGCTTGATAGATGCCGAACAACGCATGAAAGAAGAAACCCCAAAGGGTTCGTCTTTCTTCTCACCCGGTTACATCCCCAATCGTTTCTGCAAGAATAGGACTTATCCAACAGTACAGGAAGTTTTCGAGTATGTGAACCGTAACGATGTCGGTATGGATGATATGTTTGAGCCAGAAGGTGGGTATAGCTGTATGAGTCTTTATCATGGACTTTGCGAATAAGAAGTTTAATTCAAAACAATAAAGTAATGAGCAAAAAAATAATACTTGACGCTTGCTGTGGAAGCCGGATGTTTTGGTTTGATAAGAAGAATCCAAACGTTCTCTTCCAAGATATTCGTGATGTCGAATATGTTTTATGCGATGGTCGTAAGCTGGAAGTCCATCCTGATGTGGTTGCCGACTTTACAGCAATGCCGTATCCGGACAGTTCTTTTAAACTTGTAGTCTTTGATCCTCCACACCTTGATAATGCGAACGAGGGTGCATATATGGCTCAAAAGTATGGAACGCTTCGACGGTTTAAGTGGCAGGAAGATATAAAGAAAGGATTCAGCGAATGTATGCGAGTGCTTGAACCGAACGGAGTGCTGATTTTCAAATGGAACGAAACTCGTATTCCTGTAAGACGAATATTGGAGATAATCAATGAGCGACCGCTATTCGGGCATAAGTCCGGAAAAGCATCTAAAACTCATTGGATGTGCTTTATGAAATTGCCAATTAATTCTTAACAGAACAGAAATGAGTAAAATAATTATAGATGGCAAGAAATATGAACGAATCAAAGTTAAGGGGAAAGAAAATTGCAACGATTGCGATTTAGCAAAAAATGTAAGAAGTTTAGCCTCTGTGCCTATTTGTTGGCAGGAAGGAAACGAAAAGATTATAAAATATTGTGAGAATCACCCTGATGTAATATACAAAGAAGTTAAACCATAACAGAACAGAAATGAAAGAAATAGAACTATATAATGACCATTTCCAAGAAGTTTGGAAAATTATTCCTGAAACAGACTATTCATACCAAGCATCTTCTTTTGGTAGAATAAAATCTGTTGATAGAAAAAGATATTGTAAAAATGGACATACATGTATACATAAAGGAAGAATTATTAAATACGGTATTCAAAATAATGGATATTGTATCGTTTGGCTAAGAATAGGGAATAAAACTAAGGCTTTCACAGTTCATAGACTTGTTGCAAAAACCTTTATAAATAACCCTTTAAACCTTGAACAAGTTAATCATAAAGATGGTAATAAATGCAATAACCATGTTGATAATTTAGAGTGGTGTAGCCGAAGTGATAATTTAAAACATGCATATAGGGAATTACATCAAAAGAGACATTCTTATACAATGGTAAAATGTGTTAACACAGGCGAGGTTTTTGAATCTGTAAGATTAGCAGAAAAATCAAAAGGTTTATGTAAAGGGGCTATATCTCAAGTATTAAATGGCAGGAGTAAAACATCAGGAGGATTAAAATGGATAAAAATATAAAACCTAAGTTATTCAATGACCATTTCCAAAATTTCCGTTCTTATGGAATCCCAAAAGCTCAGTTAATTATAGCCGATGTCCCTTATAATTTAGGCAATAGTGCTTATGCTTCTAACCCTTCATGGTATGTGGACGGAGATAACAAGAACGGGGAAAGTGATAAGGCCGGCAAACAATTCTTTGATACCGATAAAGATTTTCGCCCTGCCGAGTTTATGCACTTCTGCTCCCAGATGCTTGTAAAGGAACCCAAGGAAAAAGGCAAGGCGCCTTGCATGATAATCTTTTGTGAATTTGAAGACCAGTTCCGGTATATTGAACTGGGTAAAAGATATGGGCTGAATAATTACATCAATCTTGTATTCAGAAAGAACTTTTCAGCGCAAGTCTTGAAAGCCAATATGAAGATAGTCGGCAATTGTGAATATGGATTGTTGCTTTACCGCGATAAACTTCCAAAGTTTAACAACGATGGTCGGATGATCTTCAATTGCTTTGATTGGGTGTTGGACAATGAAACTCCGAAGGTTCATAGTACGCAAAAACCGGTTCCTTTGCTTCGTAGACTGATAGAGATATTCACCGACAAAGGTGATGTCGTTATTGATCCATGTGCCGGAAGCGGTTCTACCTTATTAGCTGCTGCCCAGTTGGGACGAAGGGCATACGGATTTGAGATTAAAAAAAAGTTCTATGCTGATGCGAATAAATTTGTGTTATCACGTATCCAGCAATCGCTATTTGTGTAATTTAAATAAAAATAGAAATGAAGAATATAGAAAAAAGCCGTACAAGTTTAAAACAAGTACGGCAGTCCAAAAGATTGCAACCATTGCGAGTACTACAATGGTTAAATGTCAAGGAAGTTAGCGTCAAAAAGCTAATTAATCCGCATTTAGGGCATCTAACGGCAATAACAGGCCATGAATTAACTGGTGGAATGACTCATGTTGCAATCAAAAAATGATTTAATCATGACTCGCAATCAATTTATTCATTACTCTTATCGGCATAGCGAAATCATTATCTGGCACCAAAAGCACCCAGAAATAGATATTGAATGTATGTTGATAGGAGTAGACTTTGATCACGAATTATTTCATCTTGTTCCCATTGACTTAGATTATTATGAAGATAGATCGTATTGGCTTCCTTATACATCGTGCGACAAACAGTTTAAAAAGCCTAAGATGAAAGTAGTAAGGGGTGATAGAACAATAGTAACAAAGTAGTTAAAACGAATAACAATGAGTATATTATCAGACGAATGGTGTTGCATGAATTGTGTACACCAAGAAGAATGTTTATTGGACGATCCAGAGTTGAACTTATTAGGATATTGTATGCAATACGAAGACGAAGAATGGGAGGAATAACTATGGATTACTTATTAAAAGTGTTATTTTCAATAGCAATAACAATGATATTTGTACAATTAGGACTAACAATTGCATTACAATGGGATAAAGAATCTAAGAATAACCAAAAGTTAAAAAAGTACGTAGGCAGATTTGGTGCTTTTACATTAGGAACAATCGGATTGTCCGTTCTTGTGGCGATTCTTAACGTTATATGGATTGATTAAATAGCAAATTATGGGATTTACAACAGCAGCGTTTATCAGACGCAATACACCGGAGCTTCGGAAGAAGCTGGAAGAATTAGGATACAACCATCCTACTGATGTATTTGAAGATGAAAGGTTTTGTATTGCTACATCACCAGCTAACTGCAATTATCATATTATTATTAAAGGGGCGTTTGATGATACAAATCCTCATCACACATGGAATTGTGCTGGAAGAATTGATTGCGGAGATAACGAGGAGCTTTTCTTGTCTATCGCTTCACTCAGGGATGATACAGACAAGTATCAATGGTTTATAATGGATGTAGAAATATATGTTTATATTCCTAAAGATACTTGGTTTCAATCTACAGATCGTAACGGAGGAAGGCATGTTGGAACTCAGATAGAATCACTTTATTGTCACAAGGCTACCGTAAAAGAGCTAATCGAACACTTTAAAGAGAAGGAGGTGAATCATGGATAGCGTACAGACACAGACCATTTCTATCAAGGGAAATGATGATGCTGTGGCATATATTGATTTTTGTGATGGAGATTTGTGTGTCTCTGTTGTGGTAGAGGGCAAGCAGGCAGACTTTCACTTTGAACCTATTACTTTGAAGATGTTTGCCTATGCTTATAAGTTGCATTGTGAAGATTTAAAGAAAGGGAAATGACGATAGTTAAATAACTTAATTTGTATTGATTATGCCACTGTTTATTTGTAGCAAATGTGGTTGTGTTGATAATACAGCCACATCCGATTATTGGGCTGTTGTGCATAAACTCTTCCCCATAGAGTATGATGCAAGTATAAAGGAATTTGAAGGAAAGCCGTTGTGTTCGGAGTGTGGAAAATTGATATTTGACAGCAAGGGAGAGAATCCACGCATGATACCGGGGAAGTGGCACGGGAAATTCCCCAAAAAGCAAGCCACTGATGCTGAAAGGAGAATGGTAGATAGGAATGGTAGGTTTTAAATTAAAACAGTTATTAAACGTGAAATAAAATTCAGAGGAAAGCGAATTGATAACAAAAAATGGGTATATGGATTCCTTGCTGATGAAGACTACATCAACGATATTGATTCAATTGATCTGTCTTCGATAGAAGTAGATATAGATACCGTAGGTCAGTTTACCGGTTTATTCGACAAGAATGGAAAAGAAATCTATGAAGGGGATATAATCAAAGGCTTTGATATTACGATTGAAGTTTGGTATTCGGAAGATAGGGCTTGTTTCATAGCAGAAATGAAAGAGCCTCAAAATGATATGATGGATATTCTTGGTGGTTACGATACTGAAAGAATGGAAATTATTGGCAACATCTACGATAACCCAGATTTAATTAAGGAGGAATAACTATGACCGAAGAACTTGTAACATTAGAGACAGCAAATATTCTGAAAGAGAAAGGCTTTAATGAGCCATATTCGCTTGCTATTAATGTTGAAGATAGCAGACAATATACGACCAGTAGAACAAATAGCGAGTTACCGATAAAAGTATGTACCCAACCGCCACAATCCATCGCCCAAAAATGGCTACGTGAAACCAAGAACCTGCATATTTCCATTATTAGAAACGCTTGCGGTTATGGCTATGATATATGCAAAGCTGACAATGGCACTCATATAACCGATGGAATATTTGACGGTCCTAACGATGGCGGCCAGTGGGACACCTACGAAGAAGCATTGGAAGTTGGAATACAGGAAGCATTAAAACTTATACAATCATGAAGAAAATAATGTTCAATGATAAATTTGGCTTAACCCAAGCCGTATTGGAAGGTCGAAAGACTATGACGAGAATAATAATCAAATGTCCAAGAACTTTTAGGGGAGAATGGGTCGCAGGATTCAATATACACAGACGCTATTCTGACAAAAAGATTGTTGGCTTTCCTTGTATGTACGATGCAGATGAAAGGGAGTTTGATATGGGCGATATATTGCCGAAATATGAACTTGGAGAAGTTGTTGCCATTGCGCAAAGTTATATGGATGTTGACCGATTTCATAGAAAAGGGGAAAATGCAGCTTACTTAGAATACTTGGATTCTATATTGCCTGAACTGAAATTACATCCCGGTTGGACTAATAAGATGTTTGTGAAAGCCGACCTAATGCCCCACCACATTGAAATTACCGGAATCAAGGTTGAACGCCTACAAGATATATCCGATGAAGATTGCTTGAAAGAGGGGATTATTCATGCGTACACTAATAATGATGGAATAAAGATATATCATACCCCTCATACAAAAAGAGGATACTTGTCAACAGATGTAGCTCAACAAGCTTTTGCGTTCTTGATAGATAAAGTTTCCGGCAAAGGCACATGGGAAAGTAACCCGTTTGTATTTGCTTACGAGTTTGTTTTAGTTGACTAAGGGAGGAATAGCCATGAATAGAGAAAGAAACAAATCCATTTGCCGAGAAAGACTATTGAAATTACAAGAAAATGACATCAATAAACTTATAATAAGTGAAATTGCTGATTTGGCTTACTGTAACGGATATAATACCGTACTCGATGCTGCGGAAAAGGTTTTAAGTAACGAGGATTATTTTAAAATTGTGAAGCAATTGGAAAAGGAGGAATAATATGAAAGACTATCAATTTGAAGAGATAACGTTTTGGTTGTCATTTATATGTTGCCTGATATCTTATCACTTGAACATATCATGGTTGACAGGTATTCTCGTAATTGTAACAGCATTAAATCTATTCTGGTTAATAATTGCTGCTTGGCAATATTTGAGAAAGAAAAAAAAATCAAAGTGAACAGAATAAATAGTCGGAAGGAGATATGAAATGAAGAATAAGATCATAGCGGGTGTTATAGCTACGCTATTTTTACCTGCGATTTTTGCTATACGTTGGTCTGTTGAACAGTTCTTGTTAGCTAGAATTGTATTTGGATTTATACTAATAGTACTTATAATTGTGTTAATGTACAAGTTTTCCAAACTTTTACTTGACGAATGGTCTGAAAAATGTAAAAAATCATGAGAAAAACTGAAAGGATAATTAGAAATAAGAATACATGCATCCCGGAGAAATACAAGAAGATTGACGCAACGGAAACGGATATACTAAATAGATTGCAGAGATGCGCAAAGAAATGGATGAAAAATAAGGGTTAAACGCATAGGCTACTATTGTTTTGGTGTGTGTTGGTTGTATTGTAAGCAAAAGTTAAATCTTTGATTATGAGTGTTTTATGCTTAAAATAATTGTGTAAATATTTGGCTAACTCATTGAAAATGAGTATCTTTACAATACTAAAAGAAACCAATATTACTAACAATTAAAAGACAAGAGCAATGAAAGCAACAAAGTACACAAATTCGAAAGGTTTATCTAAAGGAGCATTTATTTATTCAATCAAGAAGAATGGCGAAAGATACGCCCAATCTACATTCTACACTTTTATCGGTTTAGAAAAGAGTGCAGAAGACATTCTCAAAAGACTAGAAACATATAATCCTAACTGCAAATTCGAAATAGCATAACGATTTAATATATAAGAGCAATGAACACATATTACAAGTTTGCGCCAAACGTATTTTTGGCAAGGTGCGAAGAAAAGCACGAGAGAGGTGAAGTAATTCTAGTTACCACCAAGTATGGCAAAGAAAACGAAAGCATAGTTTTCAATCTGATTTTCGAGAAAGACGGTTTTTACTATTACTCTATCGTAAGAGCTGACGGATTCAATGTTCAGGAATGGGCGAAGCAAAGAGCGGAACGCAGGCATGAATGGGCGTCATCGGCAGTACAAAAAAGTAATGAGTATTTCAATCGCTCGAACAAAGACAAAGATTTTCTTTCTCTTGGAGAGCCAATCAAAATCGGACATCATAGTGAGAAACGGCACCGAAAAGCGATTGAGGATGCTTGGAACAACATGGGAAAAAGCGTTGAGTTCAGTGATAAGGCAAATGAACATAAAAGAGTGGCCCAATATTGGGAGAAACGTGCCAACACGATCAATTTGTCTATGCCGGAAAGCATTGACTTCTACGAACACAAGTTGGAACAAGCGAAAGAATACCATGAAGGTGTAAAATCCGGCAAATACCCACGTGAACATGCGTATACTCTCACTTATGCCAAGAAAGAGGTGAACGAACTGCAAAAGAAATACGAACTGGCTAAAAAGTTATGGGGAGAACAAGTATGAACATATCATTATTAAGCCTTACTGACAAACAAGAGTATGCGGTAAGTAATATTCTGCAATCATTGGATAATGCTAAGACCTTCTGTTCGTATCTAGATAAGGATGATTTGCGATATGAGTTGGAAGAGATGATAGGTAGGTTTGTCAAACGTGTCGAAAAGAAAGTAGATGAAAACTATTGAATGGGGTACAATGATATTACTAAAAACAGCAATGCAAACGAAAACAAGTAAAGCCATATCCCAGTTCCGCTCTGGTCGCCTGAAAGAAGCATTGGCGATCTTCTGCACTTTCCGCATCGGATTCACCAAAGAAGAACGCAGAACACTGCAAATTGCAAATGAAAGTCTTTCCGGAAATTCCTCGTTCTATCATCAACTCGGAATTGATACCGATAAAGCGATAGAAAAAAGTAAGTCTATTATTACATCGAAGTACTTGAAAATGAAATAGTTAAACAAAGTTTAAGTCATGCATATTTATGATTTAACTTATTGGTAATCAATATATTATTTGTATCTTTACATATCAAAAATAACAAATTAATCAATAAGAGCAATGAAGATTACACAAGAAACAATTAGCAAATTAAATGAACTTGGTTACAATGTTTGGGCAGATGATAGATACGGTTTTGTCGATATGAACGATTATAAGAGTGCTACCCACATAGGTATAGGAACAAAAAGTCACTCGGATGACTGGTTCTGCAAGTCGTTTAAAACTCCAAAGGAAAAAGAAGTCACTGTTGAATGGGTGCTTGATAAAATCAGTAAAGAGAATAGATATAAAAGTTTGTACGAATATCTTCAAAAGATAGCAGATAAACATAGTATTAGCATATATCCTGCATCTTATGGTATAGGAGTTGCTTCTTTGTTCAATCGAAGTAAGGACATTGAAATGGTTTCTAATAAACTTCATTCTTTGGGCTTAAAATTTAAAAATGAATTGTCGCAAGGTGGTTGGGTTTATCGTTTCATTGTAAGTAAGGATAGTGAAAACATGAGAGTTCTTGAATCACTTAAATCAGCATAATATGAGCAAGATAGAACAAATGACAACCGAACTTAACCAGGCATTACACTCTAATACCTACCAGTTCGAGATTGATACCGAAGATTTTGTTTTTGGATTCAAGAGCACCATAAGAAAGCGTACCAAAAATCTAGCAAAGGCGTTTAAGCTTGAACAAAAGGTAACAAGGGACTGCGGACGTTTCCTGTCCGACACCGTTAGAATCGTATCTGTAAGAATTTACAAAAACGGTGATTTGAGAAAAGAAATTCATGCTGAAAAAATAACAGCATCATATAATGGATAAAATATAGAGCAATGAAAACAACAGTAAAAGTGTATTTAAAAGACGAACAAGGCAATAAAGACTGGTTCGTTACCCCTATCAACTTATCAGAACAAGAAGCCCATAGATACTATCTCGGTAATATCTTTAACATGGGACGATAAACAGATCACATGATGAAATGTTACAAAGTTGAGACAATAAAATCATCAAATTAGATAATTTTATGACTAAAAGTGACGCTTTTTATGTCATATTTTGTATCTTTACACCATAAAAATAAAAAAAAGAGCAATGAAAATTTACACAAGTTATTTCGGTAATAGCCGAAAATTGAAAGAAGCAGGAGTTAAAATTATTTGCGTAGCTATTGGAAGGCCAAGATTTATTAGTGGAGTACCACAAATGGTTAATGTGGCTCCAACAAGGTATATGATAAGTGCTGCATGTTCTCATGACGAGTATCTTAGACTTTATGATGAGATTCTTGCAAATCAAGATGCTTACAAAGTAATCGAACAAATAGAATCGTTAAGTGAAGGCAAAGATGTCGCTCTCTGTTGTTACGAAAAACCGGGTGATTTTTGCCATCGTCATATTTTGGCAAAGTGGCTTACTGAAAAAACTGGCATTAAAATAACGGAGTTTGGGGTAGTTGAGAAGAAAGAGCCTAAGTACGAACAAGCTAGTTTGTTTTAAAGATATGTGTGAGGCTTTTTATGGTTATGGATACACACGTCAATTGAAAACGGAAACCATTGACAGCTTGGAATAGACAAGCATTTGCGGAAATAGCTCATCGGTAGAGCGTTGGTGTTCCAGCCAAAGAGTGGGGTTCGATTCCCTGTTTCCGCTCTAATGCCGTTCAAGTCGGCTCGGTGATTGAGATTATGGTAAATTGCATATGGTTTAACTCCATGTATTTAGCCGGTAGCTGCAAATCTGACAGCGTGGAAAGACACGCAAATTTGGTGGTATGTCGGAATGGTAAACGATACATTGCGGTAGATAGTACTGAATAGGACGCTGAGGAAGCTAACAACAGCTCAGTCGCTAAACCTATCATTGCAGGTTCAAGTCCTGCTACCACCACGTAGGGATAAAATGGTCATAGGGCGCTAAGACTAAATGAACGGAAATTCTAAGTGTACATAAGAATGGATGTCATCAAGACCGGTGCTGTAAGTAACAGGTTGAGTAGTTTAAAGATCGTAGGATAGCCAATCTACGGACGAAAGCGAGAAAGCAGACGATACTTGTGTAGGTTCGACTCCTACTTATCCCTCAACCCTTATAGTAGAGATAAGCAAAAGCAAGAACATTAAAGCTTGTGCAGTTTACGGGGTGATGGAAATTGCCATCTGACACGACTGAAAGAAGCCGAATAGATTGCATAAGTGTTCTTGCAAGTAGCTTGCAGAATGATTGAATTTTGTGTTAAGCCTGTCGGGAATACGCTCGGCAGGCATTTAACGCAAAATGTATATGAAGTTATATACAACCCAATAAAGATAATAATATGTTTCAGGGAACAACACCTCCAGAAGTAAAGATTCTCCTCCAAGACTTAATGAAAGGAGTTGAAAATAAAGATGTTTTCATCGGGTGCTCTGGTAATTTTACAACAGATAAAATTATGAGTAGTATGGGATACACAGTACATTCTAATGATGTAAGTCTATATTCCAAATTAATTTCTGATCTATTACTTGATACAAATACTGATATTGAAGTTGTGAATCCTGAATTACGTATGGTTTTTGACACATGGGATGACACTAAATACAAAAAGCTTATTCAAGTAATGTTTGCAATGAGAGTGTCGAACTTTCACCAAAGGAAAAACGATTACCAAGAAGAAATGTTTAACGCTTTTATTGAGCAATCAAAAGTTTATTATCATAATACTATATCTAAGATTGAAAAAGGCGCACTTAATTTTAATATTAAGAGTTTCTTCTATGGTGATTTTTTTGACTTCCTAAAAAGCAAAAAAGGTAAAGGTGTTGGTATAAGCTTTCCTCCTACGTATAAAGGAGGGTATGAGAAGATGTTTAGCTATGTAGAAGAAAGCTTTAATTATATGCGTGCTACTTATAACGTCTTTGATCCCAAAGAGGGTGGAAATATATTCAAGAACCTCCTTGAGAATGATGAAAACATCATCTATTCTGATAGATATTTCAAGGAGATAGACAACTTCCTTGTTGGAAAAATAAACTTGGGGCCAGGCAAGAATCCTATATACACTTACTCTAGCGTAAATCAAAATAAGCATTATTACATTGAACGTGATAAAAATGTAAAGTCATCATATACTCATATTTTACCAATAGATTATGAATTTACAGATAATACGGTAATATCTGCAAAATTATGTCCGGTTAGTGATGTGAATTATTATAAAGCGTTTTACATGGCAAACAAGGTTAATTATACAACTGGTGGAGATTTAGGTATGGTATTTATGGCTGACGGTAAAGCGTTTGGATTTACTTCTTTCAGCAAACAGTTATCTACACTTGAGAAGATATTTATGCAGAGTGATTTTGTTGTAAACTCAAATACACAGAGGCTTAGTAAATTGCTGATTATGCTTACTAAGTCCCACGATGTGAGGATGCTCATTGCAAGAAAAATGGGTCACTATTATGAAGGGATTAAGACAACTGTGTATACATCTTCACCAGTAAGTATGAAATACCGCAGTGTATTCAATCTTGACAGGAGAGATGAAGGCAAACTAATGTATTCTGCTAGTTTTTTAGATGATTCATTAAAGGATTTATATAGATTATGGTTGAAAAAATACAAGAAGTGAAAGATGTTCATCTTATTCAGGGGAAACTGGATGATGTAAACAAATTGATTGCTCCGTATAAGTTAGCATATGTAAGCCCTATAGATGATTGCATTCCGTTGGAGAAGAATGCTCACTATATGGAAAAATCCACACTGGATAGACTAACTGCAAATGTGGCTGAAGATGGTTTTTTATCTCAGCTTCCGTTCGCAATGAAACGAGATGATGGGAAATATCTTATTTTGTCGGGAAATCATCGTTTAAAAGCTGCTATTAAAGCTAAGCTGGAATATATTCTAATTTTGTATATTGAAGAGGTTGATAAAGACAAACAGATTGCCTATGTGCTTAGTCATAATGCTTTAGTAGGAAAAGATGATGCTCAAATGCTTAAGGAAATTTATAGCGAGATGCGCACTATTGAAGCAAGAGAGTTTTCTGGCCTTAACGGTATTCAATTTATTGATACAGATAAGATTCCTACCGTTTCTATTAATGATGGGGATATAGAGCTTACGGAAATGAAGTTCTTGTTTACTGAAAGCAGGAGTAATGATGTCAAAGCTGTTCTAGCTGAACTTGAAAAACAGAAAATATCTGCAAATAGTTCGATAGTTGTAGGTTCTTATGAAGAATTTATAAAGGTAGCTACAGAAGTAAAGAAGAAATTTAATATAAAGAGCAATACTGTTGCTTTTGCTCGTATGGTTGATATCTGCAAAGCTTATTTGCAAGAAATGACAGACAAGGAGGTGTAATATGGCAGGTAGAGGTAGGCCCAAATTAGAGATGTCTCTTTATGATAAATATATAAAAGGTAAAGAGGATATTATTATAGCAGACTGTAGGAATGGAGCTGATAACAAAGGTTTATGTGTACGTCTTGGAATAGGACTTACTACATTTAAAAGTATATTAAAAAAGCATCCTGAAGTTGTAGATTTATTGAGAGAAGGTAAGGAAGAAGCTGACATGAAAGTAGAGAGTGCTTTATATAAAAGAGCTATTGGCTATGATATCGAGGAAACTACAACTGAAGTGAGAATAGGAGAGGACGGATCAGGTCAAACTACCGTTGTTAAGAAGACGAAAAAGCATGTCGCAGGAGATACAACGGCACAAATATTCTGGTTGAAAAATCGTAGGCCAAATGAATGGAAAGATAAACAGGATGTAAACGTTACTAACAATGATTGGGTAGATGCTTTAAAATCATTAACCACTTCATATAAGAATGGTGACAAAGGATGAAAAGAAGGAACTAATCAGTGAAATTATAGCATACTGGTCTAATGACTGGAATAAGTTCGTTCGTGACGCATTATGTGCAAGATTAGATCGTGATCAGCAAGCTATTATTGAGTCTGTTCAGCATAATCCAATGACTGCTGTTGCAAGTGGAACTGCTCGTGGAAAAGATTTTGTTGCTGCCTGTGCTTCGCTATGTTTTATGTATCTAACTCCTAGATTTAATGAAAAAGGTGTGCTTGTTGGGAATACTAAGGTGGCTATGACAGCACCAACAGGGCGGCAAGTGGAAAATATTATGACTCCTGAAATAAGAAGGCTTATTCGTGCTGCAAGGACAAAGTTCCCTTTTTGTTGTCCTGGCAGATTGGTTGCTGATGATATAAGAACGGATTATGAAGAATGGTTTCTGACAGGATTTAAAGCGGATGATAATGCAACCGAATCATGGTCTGGATTTCATGCAGCGAATACCATGTTTGTTATCACGGAGGCATCAGGTATATCCGAAATTGTTTATAATGCAATAGAAGGTAACTTGCAGGGCAATTCTCGGATGCTCATAGTATTTAACCCGAATATTACTACTGGTTACGCAGCTCGTGCCATGAAGTCTGACCGTTTTGCGAAATTCAGGCTTAGCTCTCTAAATGCAGAAAATGTAGTAAAGAAGCAAATAGTAATACCCGGTCAAGTGGATTATGAATGGGTTAAGGACAAGGTTATAAATTGGTGCTCCCCCATTCAACAAACGGACTTCAATGAGGGAGAAGGAGATTTTAATTGGGAAGGTAAGCTATACCGACCTAACGATTTGTTTCGCGTCAAGGTACTTGGTATGTTCCCGAAAGTATCTGAAGATGTTCTTATTCCTTATGAATGGATAGAGATAGCAAATAGGAATTGGCAGGAATTACAGGCAAGTGGTTTCATTCCAGCCAAATCTTGTAAGCTAGGTGTTGATGTTGCCGGTATGGGACGCGACAATAGTGTCCTTTGTCCGAGATACGGGAATTATGTTCCACAATTTGATGTTCATCAATCTGCTGGACGTGCGGATCACATGCATGTAGTAGGTATGACAATACCATATTTAAAGAAGAAGGGAGCAAAAGCATTTATTGATACGATAGGAGAGGGGGCAGGTGTCTATTCTCGTTTGTTGGAGGAAGAATTTACGAATGCTTTTTCATGCAAATATTCGGAAGGGACAGATGGATTGCATGATATTACCGGAGAGTACGAATTTGCCAACATGCGTGCATATCTGTATTGGGCTTTACGTGATTGGCTCAATCCTAAAAATGGTTTTGGTGCAGCTTTGCCACCGTGCGACCAGTTGATGGAAGAAGCGACTGAAACCAAGTGGAAATTCCTTAGTGATGGAAAGGTTATTATTGAACCTAAGGAAGATGTCAAAAAACGTATTAAGCGTTCTCCTGACTATATGGACGCATTAGCGAATACGTTTTATCCTAGAGATTATAGTTTTATTAGTGATGAAGAGTTGCTCAAAGATTTTTTGTAGTTGTGTTTCTTTTAGTACCTTTGCCTTTGAAAACACTTCTAATTTGTGTTTTCATTGCTCTTATGTGCACTGGCTTGTGAAAGTCGGTGCATTTCTGTTTATAGCAAAAGTTAAATCTCTGATTATGAGTGTTTTATGCTTAAAATAATTGTGTAAATATTTGGCTAACTCACTGATAATGAGTATCTTTACAATACTAAAAGAAACCAATATTACTAACAATTAAAAGACAAGAACAATGAAAGCAAAAGATTTAAGAATTAATGATTTATTGTCATTTGGTGAATACATAGAAATGGCTGATGAGTACCTTAGTGAGTTTGGAAGGAAATCAAATGGAGGATATGTGATGAGTGGAACAGAATGTAAAGCTGTTTCTTATCCAAAGGATAAAAGTGAGAAGAAATTAGAAGTGACTATCAATTACGCAGAGCAGACAATCGAAATCATTTAAGTTAACCAGCAGGGTAAAAGCCCTACGCAACATAGAAGATTATGAACGTAAATGAAGTTACAGTAGGTTTGAGATATAGAGTATCAGGTGATTTGTCTAATGGTCGTCATGCAGACGGTACGCCACGTATATCGCACGATGATGTAGTAAGAGTAATCAATCGAATTACAGATACCCACGTGATTTTATAGTGTGGACGTATGTTCGTCATTAACGACAATCTTAAAATAGAGAAATTCTAAGTTTAATCCGGTAGCCTTCGGGCTACCACAATATACACGATTATGAAAACAATGGCTTTTTATGTAAATGGTGGCGAAATGGTACAAGTTAATTTTGAATCATCTAAAACAGAATGCTTGTTACTTATTATCAATAGACTGTGTAGATATGCTGCACGCTTTGGATATAATGTTCAAATAGAAATTAAAAATTGATTATGAAAGCAGATTTAGTTTTAGTTATCAGTCCTGAAGCCCCACTAATGAAGCAACTGGGCAAAGTGTTAGGTAAGTTATGTAGTATGTGCGATTTTACCACCATAGAGAGGGGCGAAAAGTACATCACCATACAGCACGATGAAACTGGGCTTGTAGTGGATTATACGAGTGAAGAAAGATTGAATTTATCCAAGAAATGATAAAAAAATAATCGTATATACTTTGTCAATCCAAATAATATTACTATATTTACATATATAAAAGAACTAATTAATACCCATCGCACGGGCGTGAGACACACGTAGAAACTGTTTTTATTATGGCAACTTACAGAATCATCGCAAAAACAAATGGCTACATTGCCAACAGAGACATCCAATTTAATGGTAGGACAGAAATAATCGTTGAAAGAGAATTGGCTCTAAAAGAGGCTTATAAGATGCTTCTTGATATGTTCAATGAAAAGTATGCCGACAACGAAGAAGTAGGATACGCCGCCAACTGGGGTATTGCCGTTATCCGTTCACGCAAGTATGTGGATGGTGCTACACCTACATTCAGTGATGGTACCCGATCTTTCGATTGGGATGGAAGAAGCTATGTGATTGAAGCAGAAGAAGTAGAATAATAATTAATCTTATAAGCTGTGCTATCGGCATGACGGGCAAAGAATATGAAAATATTATATTGCAATAACAGTGAATTACTTGAGATATTTGAAAGTAACAGTATTGAAATGATTTGTAATGAAGATATGCAAATTGAAATCTCAGATGAAGATGCTTTAAGAATTGGAACAATCGTAGATAAGTTTGCGCCTGCTGCAAGTGGCGATTATTCAATAGAAGATAAATAATATGACCAACAGATTTAAATTAGAACATAGTCAAGACCTACCAAACTGGTGGGTCTTGACTGATATAGAGAACTTGATAGTATGTAAGTTTAAAGAACACGAGTTCAACGAAACTCAAAGGATTACCATTCTTGATGATAGCAAGTATGCGAACAACTCGAATTGTGCCAACGAAATAGCGCACATCATGGCAGAGATGGGCGACTATATGTTTTCCCATTGGTATTCGATAGCTTTGCCTACACCAGTATTTGAGTTTCGGCAAGATGATAAAAATGATAGATTATTGCTTATTCGTAATAAATTTCCAAAGTATACTATTGAGATACAAGATGATTATGATTTAAAGCAATTATCTGATGCCTTAAAAGCATGTGGTGAGTTTGTGAAAAAGGTATCTAAGCATTAGATAAAAATAAAGTTACTTAAAAGTGGCATTATTATAGTCACTTTTATTATATTTGCACCGTAGCATTTGATGCTAACGTGCTCCTTCACGTTTCCGGATAGTGCGTATTGTGCTATCCAGTTTTTTGGGGAGTATTTATATATGTTCAACTAATCACCGTATGAAGAAGTACGGAACAGCCTATGGACGAAATTACCGCTATCTTAGACAATACTCGGCCCGTTGATAATATTATCAACGATTTGAAAGAAAAGTCTGTAACAGTCCCCTCATGGGATAAACTTATCAAAGACTACGAACCAACAGAACATGAGATAGTATCTGACACAGTTACTCGTAAAGACAAGATTCGATCTAATGGAGATATAGAAAAAGCTTCCCGTATCTACATTGGGCTTGAAAAACTTCTCACCAAACGAATGACTGAATTCATGTTTGCTATCCCTGTTAAACGTGTATATCACAATATAGAAAACAATGAAACCCGCCAAAGTATTGCGAAAGCGATTGAAGCGATATATAAGTATTCCCGTATTGACAGTGAAAATATTAAGCGAGGAAATGCTTACTTTGCTTCATGCGAAGTGTTTACCATTTGGTACACAGTTGAGAGTTTCAACACTCTATACGGCTTTAAAAGTAAGTATAAGCTAAAATGTAAGACCTACTCACCAATGGACGGTGTTAGGTTATATCCTTTACTTGATGAGCTTGGCGATATGATTGCAATGTCTTTTGAATACACAAAAAAGGTCAAAAATGTAGAAGTTACGTATTTTGAGACATACACGGCAAATATTCATTATAAATGGGAACAACAAGGAAACGGCTGGGAATTAGTTAAATCAGAACCAGTCGTTATTCTGAAAATACCTGGAGTATACGTTTATCGTCCTGTTCCCATTTATCACGGTCTTTCCTATATCAGAAAAGAAATCGAATACACCCTTTCACGCAATAGCGATGTCATAGCATATAACTCCGCTCCAATCCTAAAAATAGCTGGCGGCATAAAAGGTGGAGAAGATAAAGGAGAAAGCCGTAGAGTTTATCGCGTAGAACAAAACGGGGATGTGTCCTATGTTTCATGGGCACAATCTATCGAAGCGTTAAAATATCATGTCGATACCCTTATTAAGTTATTTTGGTCACAATCACAAATGCCGGATATTTCTTTTGAAAACATGAAGTCTCTTGGCAATATCGGATTTGACGCAAGGCAGACTTTACTTACTGACGCTCATTTAAAGGTTGGAGATGAAAGTGGTGCATGGATAGAAGCATTTGAACGTGAATGTAGCGTAATCAAAGCTTTTCTAAAAATGATGAATGTCTCTTGGAAAGACGAAGTAGATAATGTTGAGGTTGAGCACATCATAACTCCGTTTATTCAAAATGACGAAAAGTCAGAAATAGAAAAGTGGGTTACGGCAAGTGGTGGAAAAGCAGTTGTCAGCCAATTAGAAGCCATCAAGAACTTAGGTATCTCTACTGATCCACAAGATACTCTTTCCCAAATTCAAAAAGAAGATGCAGAGGCTTCCAAAAGCAGGATAAGCAATATTTTCGAACAATCGGAATAATAATCAAAATATAATCATTATGGCAAAAATAGATGTATTAGAATTTAGTAAAGAAAAACAAGGTTATTCCTGTGAATTTACTTCTGTTGGGAAATGTGTAATACAGATAGATAGAGAAATGAATGGGACACTTAGCCTATTTGCAAAATTGGAGGGTATGGATTATGCACTGTTGTATCAATACCCTTCTGCTCAATTTAATGATAATGTGATTTTTGAGCTTGACGTACAAAAGGGGCTTTCTATCAAGATCCTAAGCGCAGTCGGTGTTATGAGTGCAAAGATGGCTTATGAAGATGAAGATTTATAACCTATTTGCCAACTTGTAGAAAAGGTAAAGGCAGCGTAGACATATGTTTATGCTGCCGACTTAAAACTTAAAATCATGAAGACAAAAATATCAAACTGGCTTATTAGATTAGCGGAAAAAATCAATCCACAAGAAAGATTGAGTAGTATTGAACGAGTTGATAACTACGAAGCGAAGAAGCTTGGTATCTGCCTTGTCCGGACTAAAAAAGAAATCAAGGATTACCGGAAAAAGAAGAAACTTGATGAAGGTTGGTCTAATCGAAAATCAGATGAAATGTTCATCAAGGAAGTTAAGGATGAAGTTCGCCAATCAATTATCAGTTCGATCAACCAAAGGGGACTAATAGAATACTCCGTTGAAAAAGTTGGTGATGAACTCTATGTTACTGGTGAAATTAAAGTATATATAAAAAAAGAATAATATGCAGGTTCCTATAGATAACATAACTTTTAGCGAAAGTGAATATCATCGTGGAGACAAGATATGGAAAGCTCAAACACTCTACGATTTTGCTAAGGCAAAAGAATATCCAGTGCTTGATATGCCATTATGGAATATAGACCTTACAGCTGAACCATTTGAATGTAATCAGCTTTACAGTTTCATTTTTCAATGCAAACGGGTGAATCAATGCTCTCTTGAATATCCTATTATCCTTGACGAAGTAGGTCTAATTGCCGATGGCTACCATCGTTTATGTAAAGCGATATTGGAGGGCAAGGAGACAATTAAAGCTATCCGATTATTGGAGATGCCAGCACCTGATAGAATTTCGGAGGAATAAAAAAGCAAATGAACTAATGGCAAAACCCAAGATTCCAAATCAGAAAAAAAAGTACCAAGAACTCAACGGGAGATTAAACGGATATGTATCCCTCGTTGAGCAAATATACGACACCCTGAATTTGGAAGCTGCCAAAGCTGTTTCACGTACTAAATATTCCCCTGATAGCGATAAGCCGTTTAAATGGTCTGACTATCCTCAAACGAAGAAACAGATAGATGACATACAGGCTCAATTTGTTGATGACATTCATGCCGCTATCTATCGTGGCACATCTGAAGAATGGAAGAACAGTAATGAAGCACAGGATTTAATAGCCAACAAAGTATTAAGAGCTTATAACGCCCAAGTTGACAAAGAGAAATATAAAGTTTTGTATCAAACAAATTCAGATGCTTTGAAAGCATTCCAGAACCGAAAAGATAAAGGATTAAATATATCTGCAAAACTTTGGCAACAATCTATGATCTACAAAGAAGAACTGGAGGCCGCGATCTCATGCGCTATTCAAAAAGGAACCAGTGCTGTTACGTTGAGTAAGCAAATAAGTAAGTATCTTCTTGATTTCCCATTACTGCAAAAAGATTACAAAGACAGATATGGCAGTGCTGAACATATACAAGATTGTGAATATCGTTCCATACGTCTAGCCCGTTCAGAAATAAACATGGCTTATAGAACAGCTGAAAACGAAAGATGGAAACAAATGGATTTCGTAGTCGGATATGAAATAAAATTAAGTTCTTCTCATCATAGCCGTATGCCACATGGAGACATTTGTGATACACTTGCCGGTAAATATCCTAAAGACTTCACATGGACAGGATGGCATCCGAATGATTTATGTTATAAAGTTCCTATCCTCAAAACAGAAGAAGAATTCTGGGAATGGGATGGGCGGAGCGATGTTTCTACAGAAAGTATAAATGAAGTAAAGGATGTTCCTGACGAATTCAAAAAATGGGTACTCGAAAACCAACAAAAGATAGAAAAAGCCTGGAAAAGAAACACCTTACCTTATTTTTTGAGAGATAACAAATCAATTATTCAGAATATAAATACCGATAATTCAGCTAAGGAGCTTGTTAATCGTGCTTCTTTAGTTGGTAATGAGGTACAAAGTTTAGCGGAATCCATAGCTAAAAAGCACAAAGGATTTGTAACTCCAATCAATTACAAAAGCATTTCATCAATAACAAGAAAGGTGACAACGGAGAGTATAACTCCATACGATATAAAAGACGCTGTTAGGACGACAATTATAGTTCCTAAATCACAAATAGATCAAGTCTTGAACGAACTGTCTGAAAGCGATTCATTTGTTCGACTGAAAAGACAAAAACCGGAATCGTTTATGGGATATAGTGGGAATATAGTTAATATCCAAGCGTCTAACGGATTAATTGCCGAGATTCAAGTCAATACAGATCGTATGATTTATGCCAAAGAAAAGCCGGAAGACGCAAAACGAATTCTTGGAGAAAAACGTTGGAAAGAAATACAAAAGCAAACAGGTATGAAAGGGGGACTAGGACATAAATATTATGAAGAATGGCGAGTATTAGACAAGGCTGATAAAAAGGCGCAAAAAATAGCTGAAAAATCAATCGAATATTATAGTCATTTCCAATAAAAATCACTATCTTTACATATAAAAATGAACCAACAGGAATTATATAATAAATTACAGTCAGGCGAAACGGTTTATTTACTTGACGATTTTGAAGAAGCTGTTGTCCGTTTATATCTCGATAACGGTCAAACAAAATCATATATAAAACATCGTGGGCGTAACGAGATAGGAATTCCTCAATCCAATGAGACAGTTTGTGATATAATTCTTGGAGGAAAAGAAATTTCAAAATCAGAATATGACAAATACTAGTACTTTATTAGAAAAAGCTCTTCAAATCGCCGTCAAAGCCCATAGCGGACAAATCGATAAAGCTGGATCAGCCTACATCTTCCATCCTATCCGTGTCTCAAACAGGTGTTCTACTGATGACGAAAGGATTGTTGCTTTGCTGCACGATACAATAGAAGATACCGAAGTTACCACTGAATATTTACTTATGGAAGGGTTTCCTCGTAATATAGTAGATGCTATACTTTCTGTCACTCGCAACGAGGATGAAAGCTATGACGATTTCATAAAACGTTCTAGACTTAATCCTATAGGAAGACAAGTAAAACTACATGATTTAGAAGACAACATGGATATAACACGTTTGAATGAACTTACAGAAAAGGATATTTACAGATTAAACAAATACATAAAAGCATATAAATATCTTAAAGAATAATCGCTGATGTACAATTACATTCAGTTTCACGGCACGAAGTACAAGATTACTCTCGTGCCGTGCGTTTATTATGATAGTTTAACATCGAAAGTGACGTTTTAAGCGCCACTTTTGCTACCTTTGTGTCAGATGCGTATGAAGACGTACGCCACAGAACTTGTCGTAAAAACTCATTGCTCTATTGTTTGGTAAAGTTCTAAGCGAATAGTCTGCTGGTATACGTGCTTCGCAGACTATTTTAGTAACCAAAACATTGTACAATGGACAGAAAACAACAAGTGTTTCTAAAATTGAAACCGAAAGTGAAGGCATTCGGGTTCAATAAAAAGGAACTGATGAGTGTCGCTGCCAAGATTGCCGACAATCTAACTTCCACAGATGATGCCTCTGATGAGGACGTAAACGCAGAAATTGATACAGCTATTGATGCGGTTCTCCCCTACCTACAAGTCAGCCAGTCTTTTGCAAATCGAGTAATCGAAGAAAACCGCAAAAAGAATGACGACGACGATGAAACCGATGACGATGATGACGATGAACCATCGAATCCCACTAATCGCCAGCCGGGTTTAAACAAAAAGAATTCCCAAAACAAAGGAAAGAATGATGCCCCCGATTGGGCTAAAAGTATGATGCAAACCATTGAAGCTTTAACAGGCAAAATCTCCGCATTAGAGGGAGAAAAGCTAACAGCTTCTCGAAAATCAAAACTTGAAGCTCTTTTAAAAGATGCTGGTACATTCGGAACTCGCACATTAAAATCCTTCAATAAAATGAAGTTTGAAAATGATGAAGAGTTTGAGGAATTCTATTCCGAAGTTGAGGAAGATTTGAAATCTTACAACCAAGAACGTGCCGACGCAGGACTATCCAGTTTGGGGAATCCTCCAGGTGCAGGAAGTAAGAAACAAGAAAAAAATGAAGTATTAACCGATGAAGAGGTCATAGCAATAGCTAAAGGCCTTTAATCAAAAACAAATTAAAAATGGGCGCAAAAGCTGATTTAGTCAACGAACAAGAAACAATCCTAACCGGAATGGATTCGATTGTTATTCGTAACTATTTGGGCGGAATTATGAATGGCCGGACTTTAGACATGACTGGATTTGAGCAGTCTGTAATCAAAGCCGGACATGTCGTTATCCGCGATACAGAGAACGATACTTATAAGCCGATGCCTGTTAATTCAGAAGGTACAGCTTACGAATCATTGCCAGGTAATCATGAATATGTTGGCGTAGTTGTTTGTTCAAAACCTGCCGACAAACCATTTGTAGGCATTATGTATGCTGGTGAAGTTAATGATGTGGCAAGTCCTTATTCCGTTGACAGCATCAAAGCTGCATTAAAAACGGCATTGCCACAACTCGTTTTTTTACACGATTAAAAGGAGGTGAAAGATGAATGAATCATTATTTATAGAATTTGTAAGAAGAATATGGTCTAAATTGAGCCTGTATGTGAAAGAAAAAGTCAATTACACGAATAAAACATTGACTTATCTTCATAAAACGATGCTTACCGAAGTGTATTCTCCTGACCAAAAATGGGAAGGAACATCCGCCAACACCACGTATGTAGCTGCTGATATGGTTGCTATGGATTCTCCGCTTTCACCTAAAATGAGAGATTCCATCGCACGGTCAAATGGAACCTTACCAAAGATTGGCATGAAAAAAAAACTAAAAGAGACTGATATCAATGCAATCAATATCATTAAGGCTCACCTGTATAATGCTACAACTGATGCTGCAAGAAAATCAATTCTTAACCGCATAATCACTCGTATATTGGACGATGGAACAGCTTGCTCTATTGGTATTGATGAGAGAAATGAAGCAAATTTCCTTACAGGACTATCCGATGGTGTCATCATTGTTGAGGGTGACGATGATAAAAATACTGGTATAGGTCTCCGTGTTGATTATGGCTATTTGCCAGAACATAGATTTGGTGTTGTTACTACCGGTGAAGTTACAGGAGATGATATTGAAAGAGTTATAAGTAAAGCTGACGATGACGGTAACAGTATTTCAGTCATTATGCTGGCTTTATCTACATATAACAAAATGCGTCAATCTCAATGGGCTAAAGAACTAGCCGCAAATTATCGAGGTCAAACCTTTGATAATGATACTAAACTTCCGGTTCCTACATCTACTTTATTTGACGAAGCGTTTTCGGATCAATATGGTGGCATTTCGTTCTTGAAAGTTGACCGTTCTGTTACCTATGAGAAGAATGGGAAAAGGGTTTCTTATAAGCCGTGGAATGCAAACAAACTTATATTCCTCCCTTCCGCTGATAATGTAGGTTCTTTTGTATGGGGAACTTTGGCTGAAGCAACTAATCCCGTTAATGGAGTGGAATATACTACTATTGACAAATATAAGTTGATTAGCCGCTACTCTAAAACAGACCCGCTGCAGGAATTTACAAACGGACAGGCTATCTGCTTACCGGTTATCGAAAACGTAGATCAAATCTATTCTTTGGATATACTGGAAGCCCAAACGGTAGACACAACAGAAGAAGAGAAAGATACTTCTGATGTTAAGATTACAATTTGGGGAGCAACTTACAAAAAGCCGGAGTTTGTGACGGAATATAACAAGATTGCAGGCAAGAACCTTACTTCCACCGTTTCCGATGATAAGCTAATCGCAGCAGTCAACAGATTAAGTGACGCAGACGAAGAAGCATTGAAAAAGGCGGTTGAATCTCATAAAGCATCGTAAACCATGAAGACAATTCAGCAAGCCCTCATAGACGAAATACATTATCCGATCCCTATCGGTTTTGTAGAGAATGTTATGATTAAACGTAATCTCAATGGTGATGATGAGTTTAATTACGACATAGCTCATTCTAGCGAATATCAGGGAGCTCTAGCTGATTGTCTTTGGTCTTTGGTTCAAGCTATCAATTTCTCTGAAGCTGACAAGTCTTTTGGGGCTTTGTCTGACAAAGATAAAGAACGAATACTTTTACGCGTAAACTACATCTACAATACTATTGGTGAGCCTTCAGTAGAACTGGAAGCGAAACCAATAGTATATGTGGGTGATTGCTTGTTGTAGTATGGCAGTAGCAAATAGAAATCCACATCGTTTACAATACCTAGTTGCTGTACCTGGCTACGAAGATGAAAATGGCAATTATCATGCCGGTTTGTCTGAATGGAAAGGCTCGATTCCTTGTGATGCTGTACCTTCTGGAAAGGCAGAAGAAAGGAAATTTGAGGATGGTGTTGTAAGGAGCTATTCATATACGGTCTGTCTTCCAAGCAATTGTCATACCTTTACTATTGGCGACAGAGTCAAGATAATGCTTCTTGGAGGAATTGAAAGAGAATTTGAGGTAAAAGGTTTTCATCGATACCAACTTCAGTGTAAAATTTGGGTTTAGAATATGGGAATAAAATTATCTGGTAAACTAGACGAAATACATAAGGTTTTGATGAAAGAAGCGGAACGCGTAGAAATACTTACAATACGTGCTTTAGCTTATCTCGGAGAGCAATGTGTACGAAGAATCCGAGATCGTTCCAGAGAAAAGAGCTGGTTTGACCAGTCCGGTAATCTTAGAAGTTCCGTAGGATATATTATTTCCCATAATGGCAACATTGTTTCAAGCTACGGTTTTGATAGTAGTATGGGAAAAGCAGCTCATGCAAAACAAGTTGAATATGTTACTAAAGAGGGCAAAAAAGTTTCATTTACAGCACGTGTCAAAGCTGGAGGTCAGGAAGGCGCAAAAGCTGGTAAAGACCTTGCTGAAGAACTCATAAAAAGGTATTCAAATGATTATGTACTTGTCATTGTCGCTGGAATGAATTACGCTGAATATGTAGAAGCGATGGATAATAAGGATGTACTTGCATCGACGGAATTATGGGCGACAGACAAAATTCCGCAAATGCTTGAAAAGTTAAAAAGACAGATTGCTAAATAATGAAATCAGACATTGAAATACAAAAGTTTGTCTATCACAAAATTAAAGGTACTGACCTTGAACGGAATGTTACCGGTAAATTGAGTGACAGAGGAAGACCTAACAAATCAGATAAAGAGGATATAGTTATATCTATACTTGCTAATGAGGGGTGCGGGCAGATTCAAAGAGCTTATGTAAATGTCAATGTGTATGTAAGTGATCAATGGAATTCAGAAACAAAATCATGGGAAATAGATACTGAACGTATAAGTGAACTGTGTGAACTATGCAAGTTTCTTGTTTCCATACGCAAGGATGAGTATCATACGGTACCTTCAAAATGTAGTCAGAATACTAATCCTACAAATGTTTCCTTCGAAAATGGGCATACCGAACATTTCATCAATAACAAACTGTATATTGAGATAAATAACGAATAAGTATTAACTATATTAAGTGATATAGAACTATGGCAGTAATCGGATGGGGAAAACCCCGGATTTTCGTAAAAGACTTGGATGCTTCCTCTCCTAAGTGGGAAGAACTTCCTACACCAGTGGAAAATTCCACACAGTTGACAACAACAAAAGGCGATAAGCAAGAAGCCAAAATTGAAGGCGGAGAAAACGAAGATGTCAAATATGGCAAAAATACCTATGCTCTTGTACTCAACATACGTGCAGCAAAGGGGCGCAAAAGACCTATCAGCGATAGTGATGGCGTAGTCACTCACAATTATGCTATTGCGTTACAACCGGAAGATCCTGAAGTTCCTGGATTTTGTATGGAAAAGACAACTGTATCAGTTGAAGACACATTTACTAGTGCAGATGGTGGTGTGTGGGCATATACATTTGACGCTTTAAAATCTGCTGCTGATAAGAATCAAGTCCAATGGGGTAAAATTATTGTTACTCCTACAACTGGATCTCCTATTACAAAAATTGAATGCGATCCGGATAACGAAGAAGGTGATGGAGATAAGTTTGAAGTCGCCCCTAATTCAATGGTATAATTTCTAATAAAGTAAAAAGGCTCAGTGCATCAGCTTTACAGATGCACATTTGCGGATTAAGCACACATAGACGTGCGTCGTTCTACCTGAGCGAAGGGAGTGGTGCAGTTCCACTAGTCCGCTCTAACGAATTTGATTTGTTGTCATGTTTTGAATTGGCTATCTTCACAGATAGCCAATTCGTTTTAAAATAATCAAATATGGTTGAAGATAAGAAAATAATAGAAATGAATATTGCGGATACCATAATGGAAAGGCCATACGGTTTTCGGGTTAATAAACGGCATTTTTATTTATATCCAATAACGCTAGGTAAGACATATCTGCTATCAAGACTTATAGAAAGCCTTGATATGAATACTGATATTATTAAATCAAACCCATATATGGAGGCATTAAGATTATGCCAAGAAAAAAAAGATATTGTTTGCCGACTACTATCTTATCACACGCTCAACAAGAAAGAAGAACTTTTTAATAATAGAATTGTAAATGGCAGATGTCAGTTCTTGAGGAAAAATCTTTCAAATGAAGAAATGGCTCAACTTCTTGTTATGGTTATTACTAAAGATAATACGGATGATTTTATCAAATATTTCGGGATTGATCGGGAACGTAAAGAGCTAGCTAAAGTTTCAATGATAAAAAACAAGAAAGGCAATTCTATCACTTTTGGCGGTAAAAGCGTATTTGGTTCTTTGATATTACCGGCATGTGAAAAACTCAATATGACTCCACAGCAGATTGTATGGGAAATTAGTTTTTCACTCCTTCAAATGTTGATGGCAGATTCTATTACTTCCGTATATCTTACTGATGAAGAAAAGAAAGAAGCCCGTATTTCTGATGATAGGACATTTGTCAATGCGGACGATCCGAAAAATATGGCAAAAATTAAGGCTATGAAATGGGACTAAATACGACAAATAGAATAATATTGGAAATTGGGAATAAAAAAATCACGAGGGTTATACAAAAAATCTCGTGATTTTTCGGTGAAATAGAACAATCTACTGTAAATACAGCTCCCCGTTTATCTTAAAAATTTTTCCGTCGAGAATTTCAAATACGTATGTTTCTCTGACCATAGCTCCAAAACTATTTTTAGCGCCCATGTCTACTGTGAACTCGACTTTTATACTTTCGTGTTCATAGGTTTCACTGTATACTACTAATGATGAAGGGTCTTTAAGCGTTTTCTCAAAATAAGCTTTATATGCCTTTCTTCCCTTTGATACATATTTATCCTCACAAGAAGACATACATACCAACACTATAACTAAAGCAGTAAATAGAAGCATCTTTATGCAAAAAATATCTCTTTTCATTCTCTCATTGCTATTTTAAGTGATTCTTCAAGTCTATCCGCATATTTGAATATATCATCTATGCTATCAATTTGAATCCAGTCGCAGTTTTTATAGTTATCTACTGGTATTCCTATTTGCTTCTTTCTAGCTCCAATAGAAATACGACATATCCAATACCATTGACTGTTGTCTAAACTTATAACGAAATAAGTCTTATAGTCTTTATATGTAATCCGTGAAGCATCTACACTACGCCTAAGTATGCTTCTCACAATATTATAAGCGTCCATTTCTTCTTGCGTAGTGACAATCCCTGTTTCCTTGTCCATATAAACTACTCCGTCAGGTAGTTTGCTGTCTGCATTTTCTTTGGAGGAATTAGGTAAATTACTAGAAGGATTAGTAATGTCTTCGACCTGGTTCTCATTTTTCATTGCTGTATTAAGCCTTTCAGCTATAATATCATTTATTACCATAGACATTGACTTTTTCACAAGTGGGTTGAACATTTCAACTACCTTTTGTGTTATTTGCCCGGTTGTGTATATTTGTTTTGCAAAGAATCTAATAAAATCAGATGTAGGTGATTGAAGTTCATTGTTGAAAATTTCCTTTATCTCTGTTGTGTATTTTAATTCATTGGCGGTTCCTAATACATTTTCTTCGTTGTAATATGACTTGTGGAACTTTTTGAGCTGTTCTATGTCTGAATCAGATAAGTCTAACATATTTATTAACAGAAATGGTTTAGTATCCATTATATTGGGTTTCTCCAAGTCTGTATAAAACTTATAGACAATACCGTTTGTCAAAACTCCAAAACGTGCGTTCGATGCAACGAAATACTTTTGTAATTGGGTATCATGCAAATTCAAATCCTGTTTGCAATGTTTACACTCAATAAGAAGAATCGGAACATCTTCTCTCATAATAGCATAATCAATCTTTTCTCCTTTCTTTCTTATAAGATCACAATCCATTTCAGGGATTACCTCGAATGGATTGAATACATTATACCCCAAAGCTGCTATCATTGGCATTATGAAAGCATTTTTAGTTGCTTCTTCTGTTGCTATCCTATCCTTTTGCTTTTTTATATTATCGGATAGCTGCATAATTTTGTCTTTAAAATCCATTGCTCTAAGTTGTGTATTTATATACATACAAATATACTTTATACATCAATACAAACAAAATTAAATATAAAGAAATAAACTTTTAAGGATGTTTTAAATGTAAAAGTGGCATTAAGAACGTCATTTTTTGTATATTTGCAATGCCGTGTGATGTTGCACGGAACTATTTCTATCGAAAAGACTTATGGCTGGATTACACTTCGATATAACTGGTGACAACTCCAATTTTATACGTAAACTTCATGAGTGCGAAAATGGAGTAAGAAATACTTCCAAACAAATAGAACAAAGCGGGCTAGGCATTGAAGATTTGTTTAATCGTATGACTAAAGCTGCTGCCGCTTTTGGAGCTGGATTTACAGCAAAGGAATTAATTACGAATATCGCAAGGGTTCGTGGTGAGTTCCAACAGTTGGAGGTCGCATTTAAAACAATGCTTGGTAGTGAAGATAAAGCGAATGCACTTATGCAACAGCTAGTAAAGACAGCCGCTACTACACCATTTGATTTACAGGGAGTCGCTAATGGAGCTAAGCAACTTCTTGCTTATGGAGAAAATGTTGAAAACATAAACGATGATTTGATACGTTTAGGAAATATTGCGGCTGGTTTGTCTCAACCTCTTGGAGACATTGTTTATCTCTATGGTACTACCATGACGCAGGGGCGTTTATATACACAAGATCTTAATCAGTTCACAGGACGTGGTATTCCTATGATTCGGGAACTGGCGAAACAGTTCGGTGTTGCAGAAAATGAAGTTAAATCCCTTGTTGAAGCTGGTAAGGTTGGTTTCCCGGAAGTTCAGAAGGTTATCATGTCCCTTACCAATGAAGGGGGAATGTTCTATAATCTGATGCGGGAACAGTCCAAAACAATAACTGGTCAGATTTCCAATATAGAGGACGCAATTTCTACCATGTTTAATGAAATAGGGAAAGCTAATGAAGGTATTATTAATGATGCTTTATCTGGAGTTTCCTATCTTGTTGAAAACTATGAGAAAGTGGGACAAATATTATTAGAAATAGTAGGGACCTATGGAGTATATCGCACTGCTTTAATGGCAACTAGCGCTTTACAAGCTATACAAGCGTCTGGTATAACAGCCTTGACAGCCAAAGAGGCAGTTCACTATGGTTGGTTAGTCTTAACCAAAAAGGCTCAAGACGCTTTAAACTTGTCAATGTTGAAAAATCCGTATGTACTAGCCGCAGCCGCTATAACAGGATTAGTTTATGGTGCATATAAATTAGCAACAGCAGAAAGTGAAATAGAACGAGCAATACGTGAAACAAATGATTCTCTTGAATCTCAAAAAAATCATTATGATGAACTGAAAAATAAAGCAGGAGAATTGTCTAATATTCTAAGTAACGAATCCAAATCCATAGAAGAACGTTTTATTGCCTATCGCCAATTGCAACGTTTGATGCCTGAAATATTCCAGAATATGGATTGGGAAACAGCAAAAAGAAAAACAAATGCAGAGTTAATTAGGCTAGAGGCAGACGAACTGTTGCGGCAACAACGTATTGGCTTAAAAACTAAAGTTGTGATGTCTCAGCAAAAAATACAAGGTTTAGAAAATAGCATAATAAGAACTACTAATAGAGGGGGGTATACAGGCGCACTAAAAGAAGATTTAGACGCCGCTAAAAAAGAACTCGAGATTTACACAAAGGATTTAGAAGACTTTGAAAAAGCTGATGAGCAGGCTAAAAAAGAATCTGAAAAGCCAGTAGTATATAATAAAAAATATTGGGAAGAAAGAAAAAAGGAAGCCGAAGATGCCCGTGCAGCTTTAGACTCTTCTAAAGAAAATTCAGAAGAATGGAATAGATATACCAAGCAAATTCAGGAAGCGCAAGCGCAAATTGATAAGTACTCAGATTCTAAAACAAATAAATCTCTTTCTAATTCTCAAAAAGAAGCAGATAAACGTAAGAAAGAACAAGAGAGGCTCAATGAGGAACTTCTTGCTATCCGCCGCCAAAACCAACAGGCCGAAATAGATCTTATGAAAGAAGGTACGGAAAGGAAGTTGAAACAAATCGATTTGGATTACCAGAAGGAAATAGATGCCATTAAGAAACAGAAAGCTAGTTGGGAGTCATCTCAAAGCGGAAGATTGACAGATGAGCAAACTAATCAACTGGGAATATGGGCTTCTAACGCTGCAAGAAATAGAGAAAAAGGTATAACAAGTACTAATAATGAAAGATTAGAGGCTGATAAAAAAGCATGGCAGGAATATTTTATCCAATTTGGTAATTATCAAGAGAAACGGAAGAATCTTATTCAGAAGTATGATGATGAAATAGCTAAATTGGAAGAACATAGTGCTGAAAGAGCTACTAAAATTGCTGAGAAGAATCAAGCAATAGATCAGCTGGACGAACAGTTCGGGAAATCTACTCATGTCATGGCTGATTTGTTTGAAGATGCAAGTGAAAAGAGTGTATCATCTATTCAAGATATTATTGATAAATATGAATTGTTAATCAAGTATATGTCTGGAACGGATGAGTCAGTATCTCTTACCAATTTAAAATCAGTAGGTTTCACAGACAAGGATATCGCAAATCTTGAGAATGGGACAATCAATATCAAGGATATAACGGATGCCATAAAAAGGCTAAAAGAAGAAGTTAAAGGTAAATCCCCTTGGTTATCTTTTTTCTCGGATATGAAAAAAGGAATCGATGATATAAAGAATGCTAATGGTGATACAAGGAAGCTCGGCCAGGGCATATCAACTATAGGGGGAGCTATAACAGAGTTTTCTCCTGCTATCAAACAGTTTGGGAGTGATATATCTTCCATATTTGGAGAAGATTTGAACGATGAAATAAATAACGTTATTGACGGTCTTTCCGGTCTTGGGCAAACGGCAGTAGGAGTAGGACAAATAATGTCTGGAGATATTGCCGGAGGTATCATGAGTGCTGTAAGTGGAGTCTCTCAGCTTGTCAATGCAATGGGTAATTTGTTCGGGCCGGACGGTACCGCTTATTATGAAGGAGTAAAGGAACAGCTTGAAGCAATAAATAAGGTCTATGATCGTATTATTGACAAAAGCAAGGAAGATATAGTTTTCGGTGGTGGATTTGCATCTGTTCAAGCAGCTACACGAGCCATGGATAATTACGAGAAGAAAGTAATCAATCTCCAAAAGATTGCCGCAGCTTCAGGGCGTGCCGGTGCAAGTTGGAAGTCTCATAGTGCGGAATGGCATTCTAACAAAAATGTTGGTGCAATAGGTGGTTTTGAGCAGATGAGCGACATCCTAGGTAAATCAATAAGCTCCATGACAGACTTGTATAGTTTGTCAGGAGATGAATTGTTCCTTATTCAGTCCCAAATGCCGGAAGCATGGAGCTTGATTGATGCCAGAATCCGTGAAAATTTGGATAGCATCGTAGCCTGTAAAGATGAAGCGAATGAACTGAGGGATGCTCTTAATCAAGCCATGACAGGGGTTGATTTTGATTCCTTCTACAATGGGTTTATTGATCAGTTATCCGATATGGATACTTCTTTTGAAGATATGTGTGATAACTTTGAGGGATATTTACGTAAGTCAATCATGGCGGGGCTAGTTGCTAGCCAGTATCAAGACCGTATAAATGCTCTTTATGAACAATGGAGTGATGCTGCCCAAAGCGATAAGAAAATAACAGAAGAAGAAGCAAATGCATTGAAAAATCAATATCAGCAGATTGTCAATGATATGATGCGTGACCGTGAAGAAATGGCTAAGTCGTTCGGTTGGGATGCTTCTGTTACTTCTCAGGAATCGTCAAAGAAAGTATCCGCATCGGTCACCCAAGATTCTATAGATGAGGTGTCCGGTCGTTTCACTGCTCTTCAGATCGCCGGTGAAGAAATCAAGAATCAAATGATATCTGCTGTAGTTGGCATTAATTCCCTTATTGGAATCTCATCATCTGGTAATGAAATCCTAAATAACATTTTAAATCAACACGTTATTTCCAACAACTACTTAGATGATATTGCAAAATATACTAAGTTGTTGAATGATATAAAAACAGATATTTCGGAGGTTAGGGCCAATACCAAAGGTTTATCAACACGTTAATATTGAATCTTATAAAAATATAGAAATATGCCCAAAGGTGAACTTTTTATAAACAACAAAGATGCCTATGATAACTGGGGAATCAGCATGGATACGTCTTCTCTATCAGCATTGATGACTCCCTCACCTAATAAGGAGTTCATAGAGAATAAGTCAAGATTAGAACATGGGAAACGTATAATAACTTCTAATCCTAAAATAGATGAACGGAATCTTATTTTGACTATTCATCTCACGGCTAAAGATGAAGATGAATTTTTCGAGAAATACAACAATTTCTGTAAAGAACTCGCTACCGGTATATTGAATATTAGAACAAAGTACCAACCTGATATTATGTATCGTACAGAATATATTTCATGTAATCAGTTCACTCAGTTTATGAGAGGTATAGCTAAATTTTCACTTAAATTGGTTGAATATAATCCCTCACCGGAAAATCGTACTATTTAACAATAAAAGTGGCACTTTTTATGTCGCTTTTATTATCTTTGCAACAAACATCGTATGAAGGTATACGAAACTTATGATAGACATCAAAGACATATCCGGCAACATTCGTTTTTCGACTCCTATCAATGAGGGTTCGAAAAGACACTTCCTTTTGATGCAGGAAGATTATGTAACTCTAAAGTTTTCCCTTGCCAGTCCTATCTATTTCAAGTTAGGGGACTACATAGACAATGAGTTGGGAATATTTGAAGTAGTAGACCTGTATAAACCTACCTATAATACTACTACCGGAGGCTATGACTACGAACTCCGCCTTGACGCTTATTACTGGAAATGGAAGAATAAGAAATTCTTCTATACTCCACAGAGTGGCGGTAAAGAGGCTAGTTGGAATTTGACTGATACCTTAAATGTCCACATGGATGTATTTCTAAAGAATCTGGAGGTCTTAGGATATAAGTATAAAGATAAAGCATTTACTTATGAGATTGATGCTTCTGTTGATGAATCATCCAAACTGATTTCATATAATAACATGAATATGTTAGACGCCCTATCTCAGATGGCGGAGACTTTTGAATGCGAATGGTGGGTAGAGAAAGGAGTGATCCATTTTGGTCGTTGTGAACATGGTGATCCTGTTGACTTTGAGATTGGAGTTAATGTCGGTTCTATGAATCGAAGCGATAGCCAGACTTCCTACGCTACTAGAGTATATGCTTTTGGTTCTACACGAAACATTCCTTCTACTTACCGGAAGAATTTGATATTTGATGTTAAAAATGTTACAGGAAGAGATATTTCCGATACTTCAAGGCCTCTAAATATAAAATTTTTCCCTTCATCTTCCCATACAGGGATATCTCCTATCAACATGAATGTTTTCAAAGAGGGAGAAATGGAAGGGGAACAGAGTGCCTATAAAGTTACAACAGATGTTTTTGCTTCTTCTATGCCGGCAAGCAAATATCGTATATCATTCAATTCAATGACGCTATACTTTAGCACTCGATTCACGTCTAATATTGAAAACTTTAAGGCAAAATTATCATTGGTTTACCATGTCGGGGGCGTAGAGAAAGTACTGGATATTCAAGAGAAAGCTTTCAATGATTCAGTCTCAAGTCTTACTATTGGTTTTAGCGACACCGATTTCTCTCTTTCTGAAAAGGCCGATAATTGCAAGCTCTTGTTTACATTCAGCTTTACTCTGAATCATCCAGGAAAAACGGTGATATACACTATCGGAAGGGCAGGAGAAAAGAATGTCAAAATAGAATGCCTATCTGCATCGGCAGACGTATCTGTAACCTTTCTCTCCGGTACCAATTCGGGAAAAACTTTTTCGGCTACTTATAATCCTGATCTGTTAACGGGTGATGACTCCAATGTTATACGTTTGCCGGAAGGGGTCACAGCTTCCATTGGTAATCGGTATACTATCAACAATATAATAAAAAGTCAGGTCCCTATAAGTTATTTTTCTGACGATAAGGATCTGTTGACCGTTGAAGGGATTGTAACCAAACGCTTGATGATGCCGGAAGGGGTTCCATACATTGACGCATACCCCGACATGTATACAGAGGAAGCAATTGAACAGATTGTTGTTTTTGACGATATTTATCCAAGTCGTGTAGGTGGAGTAGGGGATGTATATACGCATTCATATACTGATATAACAGAGAAACCAGATGGTAGTAAGGATGAAGAAAAATGGACCGCGTGGCGATTTAAAGATGCGGACCTAGGGTTTCATTTCTCAAAAAGTTATCAATTACCCAGAGAGGAATTGCGTGTTATATTTCAATCCGGTCCTTTAGCCGGTATGGATTTTGAAGTCATATTTAACCCCTATGACCCCTCATCTGACATATATCAGTCTGAACTTCTTGAAGACGGGACGTGGAATCCCAAAGCGCAGGTATATGAAGTAAAGCGCAACGATGATTATGGGCGTATGCTTCCGGATGAAATATTGCATCCTACCAGTGGCGATACATATATCCTTTACGGATATGATCCTCAGTTTATATCCGATAAGCTTATTCCTGACGCAGAGAAAGAAGTTGAAAAAAGAGCAAGGGAGTATATCAATGAATTAAAGCAGGACCCTTCTACTTACGACACTACGATGATGCCGGACTATGTCTATGGTATTGACCCTGATACTGGCATGTATGACCCCGCATTTTCTAAGCGGTTTTCCGTCGGGCAAAAAGTGAATCTGATCAATAAGGCATATTTTGAGGACGGAAGAATATCACGGATAATTGGTTATGAATACCCCTTGGATATTCCGTATGATTCCTTGATATATACTGTCGGTGAGACTGCTCCTTACTCTAAGTTGGGGGATCTGGAAAGTAAAATTGATTCTATTACTTATCGTAAAGAAAAGATTAAGCAACAAGTAATCAGTAGTGGAGGGACATCTACCGATACAGGTGAAATAACTGCCAAGTTCACAAAAAATGTAGAAGTTACCGTCGATAAGGCCGGATATTTTAAAGCCGGTGATGTCATTCTAGAAGGAACTACGGTGGTAGATGCATTTATTCGAATGTTATCTCAAAAATCAGTAGGAGAGTTGAAAAGCAAAATATCAACTCCCAATGATGTTGAGTTCGGTACAGACAAAGGTTACATCACGTATACTGCATCAAGGAACGGTCAGGGACCTATGGAGTCTGCGTATTACGACGGCAACCCTAATAATAAACTGAACTTCTCAGAAGAAGTTGGAGGTATCCAAACTGCTGTCAGACAGTTGGAGGGTATATATACTCGTAGTGAAACCTATGAAGCAATGATTGTATATGCTGCTAGTGAGGATGGGTCATTGCCAAGACAAGAACTTAGAGATACAATCAGTGTAAATGTCCGCCGTAAATGGTTTGCCGGCATATGTTCTTCTGTTCCCGTCACTTCTGCTGAAGTACGTGCATTAGGAACAAGTGGACTTTATAGCGGTCCAGGCACATATAAGTTCTCTGTAGATAAATGGAAAACGATTGCTGTGTGTATTCCAGCAGATGTGATCAAGGAATTGACATTGACAGCTTACCCAGGTAACTTCATAGAAGATACGGGTATTACTACCGGTCCGGTGGATATTTCCGTAGAAGGAGCCAATGGAAGTGCCTCTATTAGTTATAAGATGTGGGTTATTCAGACACCCGGATTGAATGACCCTGATACTTTCACTTTTAAAACTGCATAAGTATGGTGAAGATAAACGGAAGTAGTTTTGCATTACAATATAAAAGAACAACGGGAAGACCTATTGATTCCACTGAAACCTTCAAGACATTGGAGGATGCGACATCGTATGCCCGCAATACGGATGCGGAAGAGTATTTCCCGTATGCCGGTCAGATTATTTCTGTCGAAATAGGCGAAGGCGTGTATAAACTGGTGAAGGATGATTCTATATCTGAAGAAGACGGTAGAAAGCATTATCGATTATCTCCAATTATTACGGAAGAAGAATCCGGGAACAAATATCTTAGCAAGATAGAGGATGATGAAGCTAGAGGGTTGATAACTTTCCTTGCCGGTATTAATGTTAAGATCAAGGCTGTTATTCAGAAATTGATAGCCGAAGACGCAACTTTCTCAAAGGAAATATCATCAAAATACTACGTGCAGAACCTCCTAGGCTGGCTGATTACTCCCGAAGGCCATATTGACGCAAAGTCTTTGCGGCTGCGTGATTTCTTGGAAGTACCGGAGTTGCGGTATAACCGTGTGTCTATTGTCTCCGGTGAAGAATGGAATGCTCCCGGCGGTGGTATCATTGAATCAGTAGATGTAGCGAACAAGACCGTTCATTTAAAGCTGGAACCCGGGGAGGTATCACAAGTAGAGATTGATGATATCTGTAAGGGAGTATTCAATAACGATACCGGTTTTCAGACTGCGTATTTTCGGATTACAGAAAAGATAGACAACGCTTCTTTTAAATACGTCCTCCGTAGTGGATATACTTTCAATCCTTGTAAGGCGATGCATTTTGTCGCATACGGTAATTTCACTAACGCTGAGCGCCAAAAGTCATGTTACTCTACACAGAATTACATCCGCTTCCTTAAGGGTGTTAATAACTGGGAAATAACGAAGGACATGATAGCCATGCAGTTAGGCGACTTATCTAACCTGAAGCTGTTTGGCATTGATATGTCCGGTCATAGCGCATATCTCAATAGAGTCTATATGACCGGAACTATCAGGCAGATATCCAGTGACGGTGTGACTGAGGCTCCCGTTCCGGTATTCAAGGGTGAATGGAAGTCTGGTACGTATTGGTACTACGATGAAGTGACTCATAACGGCAGTACATGGATTTGCATTGAATCTACGACTACGCAGGAGCCGTCAGATTCTTCTACTGATTGGTTGAAGGTTATTTCTAAAGGGGAAGATGGAACTTCAGGAAAAGGAGTAAAAAGTATAGTGGAGCAATATTATTTATCCACTTCTCAAACGTCACTAACAGGGGGAAGTTGGAGTACGACACCCCCAACTTGGGAAAAAGGCAAATACATCTGGACACGTTCGGTTATTACTTATACTGACGATTCAACGACTACTACTGATCCAATTAGCGTAACCGGTGGAGCTGGTGAAAATGGTATTGGTGTTAAATCGGTTGATGTTTTCTATTATCTTTCCTCCTCTTCTAGCGAGTTAATCGGTGGTGAATGGAGCACTAATGCACCTACTTGGGTTAATGGAAAGTATATGTGGAGTAAGACAAAAACTACATATACAGACGGCACCTTTGTAGAAAGCAAACCTGTTTGTATTACAGGATCACAAGGTATACCCGGAAAAGATGGTGTTGATGGTAAGACATCTTACTTCCATATTAAGTATTCGCCTGTAGAAAATCCGACTGCTTCTCAAATGACCGATACTCCTAATAAGTATATTGGTACTTATGTTGACTTTGTGCAAGCAAGCAGTAACGACCCTTCTAAATATACATGGGCACTCTTTAAAGGAGATGATGGCATCCCTGGCACAAACGGAGAAAATGGACAAACCAGCTACCTTCACATCAAATACTCTGATGACGGAAAAACCTTCACCGCTAATAATGGTGAGACCCCCGGTGTATACATGGGTGTATACGTGGATTTCAAACAGGCAGATAGTAATGTATTTGCTGATTATACTTGGTCTAAGATTAAAGGCGAAGACGGGCAAAATGGACAGGATGGGAAAGGTGTACAGAGCGTTGATGTCCTTTATTACCTATCCAGCTCTTCAACTTCCCTTTCCGGTGGTTCATGGTCTACGAACTCACCAACTTGGGTAGATGGGAAATACATTTGGAGTAAAACCAAAGTGGTCTATACAGACGGTTCGTCTATTGAAACCAATCCGGCTTGTATCACTGGAGGTAAAGGCAGTACTGGAGATAATGGTAGGGGAGTATCAAGCATTGTCGAAGAATATTATCTATCTACTTCTTCTAATTCCTTGGTTGGTGGCTCTTGGAGTACAACACCTCCGACATGGGAAAATGGGAAATATATTTGGACTAGGTCAGTAATAACATATACAGATAGCGCATCAACGACAACCGATCCGATATGTGTGACGGGTGGTAAGGGGGCTACGGGAATTGGCGTTAAGAGTGTTTCCGAGCAATACTACCTATCTACATCATATAGCACCACTACGGGTGGTTCATGGTCTACTACTGTTCCGGCATGGAAGGACGGTAAATATATCTGGACACGTTCTGTTATAACTTATACAGACAATTCTTATACGGAAACTAAACCCGTATGCGTGACAGGCGGAAAGGGACCTAGCGGTAACGACGGCAAAGGAGTGAAATCATTTGGTATCTTATACTACCTTTCGACTTCTTCCAGTTCCTTAGTTGGTGGTTCTTGGAGTACAACACCTCCGACATGGCAAAACGGCAAATACTTATGGTCTAAGACCAAGGTCACTTATACGGATGATTCTACATGGGAAAGCGATCCGGTTTGTATTACTGGAAGCCAAGGAAAGACTGGATTACCGGGTGCAATGCTCCGGCCGCGTGGAGTATGGGCAGCAAATACTGAGTATTATCATAATGATGCATTTATAGATACTGTAATCTATAACGGCCAGAACAAACTCTGTAAGATTACTCATACATCTACTTCTTCTTTCGATTCAACGAAGTGGGAAGAATTCAGTGAATTTGTGAACGTAGCTACCAACGTCCTTTTGGCTCAGAACGCAACTATTGATGTCCTCGGTACTTCGGGGATATTTGTGGGTAATCTGGAGAAGACAGAGGGTTGGATGATAACTGAAGGAGGTATCAAGCATAACCAGACAGGTTTTGAATTGACTCCTGATGGTGGAATAAATACTGCCAACGGTCAATTGATATTGACTGCCAATAGTACTCTAATCCGCACTAATACAGGTAAAGATATAGCTCTATTTAAAGAAGTTGACGGTGTTCCGATGATTGATGCAAAGAATATTAATACGGAGAATCTAGTGGTTACTACGGGAGCGAAGATTGGAGCTTGGGAGATAAAAGACGGCGCTATATCTTCATGGAACGTATCTAACGCTAAAATTTTATTGGAAATTAGCGGTACTCGTTTCTTGCGCATAAATGAATATGGTGGTGTGATTGGAGATGATGAAGTTAACGATATTAAGAATCCATTATTATCAATTCGTAATGATAGCCAAGATTGTGTCTCATTGTCTACATACGGACAGGGAGGCGTAGCTTTAAATATATTAGCTAACAGTAATGGAGGTGCTGCAATAAGAAGTTTTGGCTCACATGTCTTTGGATGCCGTAGTAAAGAACGCTGGAATGCCCCTGGAGTATTGGCGGCTGGTACTTCTAATGGATCTAGTTTCGGATATTGGTCACAAGGAGCTCCACTAAGTGCACGCAAAGAAGGAACTGGTAGGTGGATTATAACGCATAATCTAGGCACCAATGACTACTATGTGATGATTACTGCTCGAGAAGATAGTTGGGATACATGGGCCGGTGCCACCATTAGGTGGAGCAATGCTAACGAATTTGCATTTCGAGTTCGGTATGGAAGGACCGAAGCGGACTTCGCATGGGATATGGTGATAATAGGTAATAATTCAAACCTTTGGTAAAATAAATAATTATGAAAATAGATTTTAGAAAAATTGAAGTAAAGGATATCGAGGGAAAGGAGAATTCACTTGATATTTCAAAAATGTTAGGTAATGCTATTTACCAAAAGACTTCTGATTTAGGAGAATTGGAGCTTGCGCAAAACATTTATAAGAACGGTGAAGTGGAATTGTCTCCTGAACAGGCAGAACAAATCAAAGGGTATGTGAAAACAAATTTTGTAGCATTTGTTCAGGTTGCTGTCAACGAAGCTCTTTCAGTATGCGAGTAAAAGGATCAATAATAAAGGTGATGCTCTCCATTGAGTTCCCCTCGGGGTTAACAATGGACGATGTAGACTTCTCTTGTAAGTTCTATGTATATTCAAATCGGTCCCAATTTATAGAGAAGAAGGACATGAAACGTGTTGATGAGAAGAATTACGAGGCTTATATTGATACCGGAATTATAGGGAGTGGAGATATAAATATTGAAACTACTGCATACATTCCTGATTCGGATTGTGAGGGGGGGATTCGTAAGGAAATAGACCGAATAAGTACAGGTATTAAAACGGTTTGACAATATGAGTTGCATACAAGTAAACATAATAGTTAACCCGAAGATTGAGGTCAAGGCAGGTGATACAGGAGGTATAAATGTCTCTGCTTGTTTTGCTCCTTCAATCCGAGTTACGGCAGGTGTTGTTTGCGATGTAGGAAAGGATGCTTATTTGAGTGTGTCTCCGGATTATATATGGTTAATGCCTTCGAATAATTTCGAGGATAATGTTGACGTGCTATCAAATGTGGTATGGACTACGTCAACAGAAGAATAAAAATATATTGTTTAATTATTTAATGAATTGAATTATGGCAAAACCTAGTTGGTTAAAACTAAATCCGTCTACCGGTTCGGGTAACGGAACAATTGCGAATAGCGCAGACGCTCATACTGGGCGTACAGCTCGCACGGGAACAGTAACAGTTACCGGTGTTGGTGTATCTACTCCTTCTACCTATAAGGTGACTCAATCTCCGAAGTCTGAGTTTGCTTCTTTTGACAATGGAACTGAAATGTCTGCCCCTAAAACTGCGGGTACTGTTACTGTTGAAGGTAAAACAAACTCTTCGAAGCTAACATTTGCATGGGCTGGAAGTGTGGCTGATGTTACTTTACCTGCAAAGTATAGTGCAAATGGAACTCAGACCAACAATGCGGCTGCTATTACTGGTGATCCAGGAGCTACTGCGGAATTTCCCTTTTCTATTGAATTGGAATTCCCTAAAAACGATACTATTGAAGAAGTCGTTAGAACCTTAAAGGTAACAGCTAATGGTGGACAAGCAGCTCAGATTGCTATCAAACAAGCTGCCGGCGATGCTACATTGTCTGTTTCTCCGACAGAAATTACTATTCCTCAGAATGGTTCTGCGGTATCCGTGAATGTTACGTCTAACACTTCTTGGACTGCTGCATAATGGATATACTTGTACCTTGGAAGAAAGGAGAAGGAAACATTGTCATTACGCCCGGCTCTAATGGGGCCGCAAGCGTAATGAGTGACATTGCCAATGAAGGATTGGACAGGCAACAAATTGTCGTGTTCTCAACTACTAAGGGTAATAATCCAGCTTCTGTTTCTACTACGGTGTCTCAAGAAGGTAAAAGACAGGCATTTGCTGTGACCGAAGGACGGTTTCTACTGTCTGACGGTAGTACGTTTAACGTTATAAAGAGTAAGTTCTATGAATGATTATAACAGTCAATATTCGGGAGCTAAGATTGAAGAACTATTGGGACAAATTCCAAACTTGGCTAAAGCAGACCTTTCCAATGCCATGACGGTAAACCTCAATCAAAACGGCTATGCCAAGTTCAATAATGGGATGTTGATTCAATGGGGGAAAGGAGGAGGATATACAACTTATCATACTTACTATCTTCCAATGTCCTTTTTGGATATTAATTATTCATTTTCAATTTGTGCTGAATACAAAAATTTATCAGAATCAGTTATTCTATCGCCTTATGTAAACAACAAAACAAGAACTACATTTGTGAGCGGAATAACAGCAACTAATATTTCAAATGGAGTATTACCCAGCAATTGGAATTTCTTTTGGATAGCTATTGGTCGTTGGAAATAATTTAAAAACAAATGTCATGAAGTATTGGAAACAAGGATTCTATGATGAACCAATAGAAGGTTCAATAGAAATAACGGAGGAATATTGGCAAGAATTAATTGACGGTCAATCTACCGGAAAAGAAATCAAGGAGAATGAGAGCGGATACCCGGTATTGGTTGAATATCAATTTTCTCTAGATGAATTGAAAGATATGAAGATAGCAGAGATCAAAACCTACGATCAGTCAGATGCCGTAAACTCTTTTATGTTAGACGGAAAGCAAATCTGGCTAGATAAGGATACCCGCGTAGGATTAGTTAACTCAATTAATGTTGAGAATCAAGCGGGAAGGCTTAATACAGTTCTGTGGTTTGATGCTGTAAAATATACAATACCCATATCTAGTGCTTTCTTAATGTTGAACTCATTGGAGTTGTACGCTCTTGACTGCTACAATACTACACAGGCTCATATTGCAACCGTAAAAAATTTGCTTAGCAAAGAAGAGGTTAATTCCTATAATTATAAAACCGGTTATCCGGAGAAACTCAATTTTGTATTATAAACTATAAACAGATAAACCTATGATTCTACTAGTATTAATGTCATTCATCCTCATCGCCGGATATGTCTTTGCGATGATAAAGAAGGGTAAAGAAATCCCTTATTCAATCAGTGATACCTACTACGCCCTGACGCATAAGTTTTGGTTTACTCTTTGTATGGTCGGTTCCGGTGCATTGCTTCTTCCGGCTGCATTTGAAGCCAGTTCCGAGAACAGCCAGTTTCTTGTATTCCTTTCTGTTGTCGGAATGGGAGTGCTAGGTGTGTCTCCCAACTTTAAAGGAAGCCAGAAGGTATCACATTGTATCGGTGCCGCCATGTCTTTAATCTTCTCCCAAATATGGGTAGGTTGTAATGCCTGGTATTGGCTACTGTTATGGGCCGGATTTATCGCTTACATGGCTATCTCCATGAGTGAGCACTGGACCGGCAATTTCATCTCTGACTTCATAAAGAGAAAGCCTATGTTCTGGATTGAGATAGTTTCGTTGTTAACTGTTTATCTGACTTGCTTGATATGAAGAAGAATACGAAAGAAGATATACAGGTATGGACCGCAGTAGGAATGTTGTTTGCAGGAGTCGGACTATCCGTTGCGGGTTTTGTTGTAGAGCCGTTAGGACAGATCCATGATAGCGTATTATGGTTTTTTGCTCAATGTCTGATATATGCTGGTAGTATATTTGGGATTGGCATCTATGTTAACGGTAAGTTTAACAGTTTAGTTGATAGACTGAACAATAAAGAAACAAAGAATGATGAGCTGGATAAGGGAAAGTAACCGTATGAAGCACTTGCTCTACGCTATTCCGGCAGGTGTACTTCTGACGATCTTGTTTGTCGCGGGGCTGGCTGCCGGCATGGAATTTAAAGACCGCGCATACGGGAATAAATGGGATTGGCTTGATATTGCTGCTACATTAATAGGAGGAGTTATTGGTCAGGTGATCCAGGTTGTAGTATTAATATTGATTTTATAGGAGGAAAGATATATGGGAAAGTATTTCACGATAGCCGAAATGGTAAAGAGTGAAACGGCAGATAGGTGCGGCATTGACAATCGTCTGCCAAAATCATTAATATGTAATGTGAATGGTTTGATAGACAATGTTCTTGATCCTCTCCGTGAAGCCTATGGTAAGCCTGTCACTGTAACGAGTGGGTATCGTTGTGAGGTCTTGAATAAGGCCGTAGGAGGAAGTAAGACCAGTGAACATATGAAAGGAATGGCTGCTGATATAGTTGGTACCCCGAACACAAAGGAGGAAAACAAAAGGCTGTTCAATCTCATACAGGAGCTTGACCTTCCTTTTACACAGCTAATAGACGAGAAGAATTTCTCATGGGTTCACGTTAGCTATGATAGCTGTAACGTGAAAAAGCAGGTTTTAAAATTATAAATTATAGGAGGAACAATCATGGCAGATTTACAATTTACTAAAATAGAAAATTTAGATCTTTACGCAGCAGAGGTAGTAGTTAACAGCAATTTCAATATTCATCTTAACCGTAATTCCGGTTCGGGGATCAGAATCTATCAGAAGACAGGCGATGAAATAGAGACAATGGATGATAGAACGGCCGATGCCCGAGGTTTTGATCCCGTGCTTCTTCCGGGGTATATACAAGATGATTCCGGTAAGGTGTTTGATTATGATTTTGACGCCCTGGTTTATCCGAAGGTGATTCGCATCGAAAGCTATACCGAGGTAACAAGTGGAATATTAACCGAATCCGGCAATGAAGCTTAACAAGTTGTCATTAAATACAATAGGGTTGAACCGTATCGGCTTGAATCGAATCGGTTCAACTTCCGTTGGTTCTTCTGTCACCGACCGTCCCTACATCTCTCCCGATGTATTGTCTGCCTTGGCAGGTGTATGGATATCTGACGGAAAGAGCAACACTGATCCCGACCGCAATATCATCAAGAACAAGCTTCCTGGCAGGGGAGGGGATTTTGAGATATTTAATGCTGCGTATGAGGGTATGTCAGGTTGTAATGGTTATCCAGTAGTGTTCGGTGCTAATAAGACTTGGGAACATTTTTCAGGTACAGCAAATTATACTTATGATACTACTAGTACTACGATTCATATAACTCATGTCAGACTTGCAAATAGAGGTTTGTTATATAGTTATGTGAAAGAAAATGGAGTACTAACTAATATAAAAGAAATACCTGCTTTTAGAGTTACTGTTAAAGGTCTTGAAGGAAATAGTAAACTTGTTTACAAATATTTAGCTACGAAAGATGCAACAAAGGAAACATCATTACATTTAAGTAATGGTACTCATAAATTACCTAAATCGTTTGTTCCAACAGACGCATTATTAGATTTAACTACTAATGTTTGGATAGGAATGTTTATTAGTCCTATATCAGAGGAAGTTACAGAATTCGATTGTGATATAACTATTGAAGTTCTTCCAGAATATGAGGGTTCCTTTGTTACTGACGGAGTCAACGACATGATTGTCAGTCAGAATCCTGTATCCGAGATGCTGGGCGGAAGCAAGGAGTTAACGGTTGTGTCCATGATTCACCAGATATCACCAGTCCCTGATAGCTATGGATTTACTAATTATATAAGAGAAGGTTCTATATGGAGTAGAACCAATGTTAAGACTTTCGGTAAAACAGGTATCTATGGATATAAGATATCTAAAGGTAATACAGAGGTGGGAGCAAGTAATCTAATCAACAATATACTTGGTGATAAGGCTGATTACGAAGCAATGGGTTATAATATAACTAATTATAGTGATATTAATTATAGTGTCGCTGGTTATATCAAGGACGGTAGCCCTACGGAAGTTTCCTCTGTTGCCTGGTACTGGACTTTCATCGCCAAACGAGCATTGACCACTGACGAGATTAATCAAGTAATAGCCTACTACAACTTGGACAAGTATGTTAAGCCTGATATTTACTACAATGTGAAGAAGCAAGGTCTTACAAACGATACTCCCGATGAAGATTGGTATCTTAAAGACTTTAGTGGTAATGGACGTGATATGACGTTATATAATTATGCTAGAACTCCAGAAAGTGGTATTAACGAAGAAGGAGGCTTGCAATCAGACGGAGTAGATGACTATGGTCAGTTTGTAGGTGACTTGGGATTGAAGGATTACACTGTGGCTGTCGATAGAGCGTATCAGGATGAAAATGTAAATTGTGTCCCATTTATATCTTCTGTTGGAAGAACGGGAGGTGCTCCTTTTTTAATGGAAATGGTGCATCCAACGTCTCATGTTACCTATCCTTATAGTTTTGGTACTCCAACAGAAAGCGTTGTATTAAATTCGTCAAGACAGATCTCATATCAGTCTACTTATGTATATAACAGGAACAGTATAGCTAGAGGTAACTCTGTTAAGACGGGTGACGGACTAACAATAGGTTCAAATGAGGGAGTCTCACAATATTCTAAATTATGCTTGTGGTCTTTCCTTCTATTCCCTTATACCCTTTCTGAGTTTCTGTTGGAGCGCCAGCTAAAGAAGCACAAACTAGGCACTCTGTATCCGGGTATGGTGGAGTTTAGACCGATAGTGAAGAGCAACATCCCTTATTCGTCGATATCCTACTCGGTTAATCCGGGGGAATACGTTATTGAGGGTAGTACGGTCACTATCACCATAACATTGTCAAATTCCTCTGATAAGCTGGTCGATATATCATCTAACGCCATTAGCGACATATCCATATCTGGAGACAACGGTGTCTATGAAGTAACCGGAAAGGTCACCAAGTCCCCTCAGAAGATCAACATAGTTATCTCCAGCTACTTGACAATGTTAGACAACGAGACTTTAATAACCAATGAAACATTAATTAAAAACGAATAAGTTATGGAAAAGATATTTGATATAGCAAAGGACTCCGAACAAAAGTGGGGTACTTTAGCTACTGCGATTGATGGGAACTTTGAGGAAGTGGAACAACAAATCTATGGTTTTGAGGAAGAAATTACAATAGATTTAGGTGCACCTATTTCTGGGAAGTATTATGGTGAGTACTTGAGTCTTATAGGTTATAGCGGTAGCCCTACTACATGGTATTATAATGCAATCAATGTAGAACAATATATCGGTAAAAAACTCAAAATTAGTATTGATTGGCATGGCAGTGCGGCGCCTTCCTCATGGGCAGTTTTGTGCGGGTTCCGAAATGATGATAATATAAGCGAAGCTTCATTACAATATAGTGGAATTACGCATGAATTAGAATGTTATAACAAGGCAGTAGAAGGAAGATATTCTTTTGAAATTGAAATAACCGATAAATTTCTCTGTGTTGGGAAAAGGTATGAGCAAACAGAAATACAAATTGCAGTTATCGAAAAAAAAGGAGTTGTACCAACGATACAAAAACAATTGAATGAAGTTTTAAATCGCACAATTTTTGTATCTACAGAAGGCGACGATAACAACGATGGTTTAACGATCGAAACGGCACTTGCATCGTTTGCAAAAGCGTTAAGTTTAGGTACAAATATTAAAGTTAAACGTGGTGTTTACAATGAAACATTTGCAATTGTCAATAAGGACAATATCACAATTATGCCTTATGATAATAACGAAGAATATTCGCACGAGGTTCCGTGTAGGGATGTAATTACAATAAGGGGAACACAGTTAGATAATAATGTCGCTAGTTTTACAAATTGCAATAATTTGCACATTGAAGAGGTTGTATTTGATACAGCAGGCAATAGTGTGTTAAAAATTGTTGATTGTAATAATGTAGTACTAAATTATTGTCAAGCAAATAATAGTGTGAACCTAATGGGATTTGAAGTAATTAATACAAACGCTGTCTTTAACAAGTGTTATTCTACTAAAAATAAATACGATGGATTTAATTTTCATGGTTATGGAACAACAATTCTAAATGATTGCATATCCGAGTATAATAATGACGATGGATGTAGCCACCACGATGGATGCGTAGGAACAATTAATGGTGGGGTATTTGAAGGAAATGGCAAATGTGGTATCGCACCAGCATACGGAGCGAAAGTTAATGTGTATTCCGCTATTTGTAAAGATAATAAAATAGGCATTGGCTATTTATCAACTCCCAGTGGTCACACAGATATGAAAGGGATAATAAATTCTTGTGTTATGGTGGGAAATGCATCAGGCTTAAAGGTTGATGAGTTATGCTCAATATATGCAATTAACTGTAAGTATAATGGCAACACGACTGACAAACAAATAACGGGAACACTTGTAGAATATGAATAAACTTGCATAAATTTAAACTTATTATATAATTATGAAATACACTGTATTCCCAACAATTGACTTGCAAGAGGTCCCTCAGGATGAGATAGACAAGCGTAACCTTGTACCTCGCAAGAGTGTAAATGAGAGTGAAACCTTGATGAAATGCCAGCACTATGCTGCGTTATTCCCTCATAAGATGATTAAGACTATTGCTGATGACGGAACGGAAGAACTGTCTTTTCCTTATCCTACCTATGAAGGCGAGGATTTAAATGTATTGTTGTCTAGTCCGGCTTGGACAAGCAAGGAGATCCTATGAAGTTCCTCCCTTGGATATTAGTCTGCCTACTTGTAGGTGTTCTCGTGTGGATGCGTTGTAATCCGCACGAGCCTTCAACTGTGTACATTAAGGGAGATACCGTACATATCAGGGACACAGTAAGAGACACAATCCCTAAGCCGGTAAAAGAAACTCTGAAACGTACCGATACGGTATATCTACCTATTCTGATAGATACAACGACTGACAGAACCGTAGAAGGAGATTCTATTCCGGTACTTGTACCGATCACAAGCAAGGAGTATAAGACCGATGATTACCGGGCGGTAGTCAGTGGATATAATCCCAGTCTTGACTTCATGGAGGTGTACAGAGACAATAAGATTGTTACTCTTACTCCTGTACAGAAAAGAAAACGCTGGGGATTGGGCTTGCAGGCAGGATATAGTTATCCGGGTGGTTTGTACTTCGGTGCCGGAGTTAGTTATAACTTGTTTATGTGGTAAATTACCGGAACTACTATCTTCATGGCCGTTTCCGGTATGAAAAGTTTAAGTTTTACTTACATAACAATTTCCAATGGAAAAATGTTTTAAAAGAAAGGAGGCTAAAATGAAACATTAATTAATACTAAGCACTAAGTTTATCCGGTAAGTATAAGGCCGGTTATCATAACAAATGTAACTCTTTGGGGGGCAGAGTAAAAAGAACCCCCGACACATTAAAGTTGACGCCAATCAATACTTTAATACACCAAAGCATAC